TACTGGCGGAGAGACGCGACGGGCCTTGGTGGTCCGCAAACTTGCCCCGCCGCAGCCCACCGGTGGGAACATTGCTCTTGCCTTAATCTGGGGAACTCGCATGGAACCTGTCGCAAAGGCACTGTACGAAGCCGAGACAAAGTGTAAAATTGTGGACGTGTCCTGTGTCCAGCACCCGGTCCATTCCTTTCTGGGTGCGTCGCCCGATGGCATTGTCTTTCCAAACGACCCAACCGACGTGCGGCGACGTGGACGATTGGTTGAGTTCAAATGCCCATTCTCGCGTCCTCAGACAGAGGGAATTCCGGATGCCTACGTGCACCAGATGCAGATGCAAATGGAGTGCACGGGCATTGACGAATGTGAGTATGTTGAATTCAGGTTCAAGCAGGTCTTCTCCTCCGAGTGGATGAACTCGACGGAAACAAAGGGAGCCCTCGCAGTCTTTGACGACAATTCAGTCGAGTATAAGCCCCAAAACATGCCGTTGCACGAGTGGGTGCCAACGGTAACGGATCGTGAGCCGCAGTATGTGTTCTGGCTGTTACTGTCCACGAAGAAGGAGTTCCTTCCCAAGGACACAACGTGGTTGCCTCGCCATCTTCCGGCCCTCCGCGAGTTCTGGGACGAGGTGCTTGCCCACCGAGCAGCTGGAACGATGCCACCTCCTCCGCCATCAAAGGTGGTTACACTTGACATTTGATAACGCCTGGAAAGTAGTATCCGGATTGTGCATACCACGAGGCTGTATACCACCGATCAGGCATCACAATTTTTCGGTCTGGATTCAGGTAGGCTCCCCACCACGAAAAGGATGAATTGGCACAGATTCCGCCCGCACACTGGCTCATGAGATACAATGTATCAATCTCCGTCTCCATAACAAGCGTGTACTTCACATTGGCCAACCAGGGCCGAGTCATCGCATACTCAATGTCGTTCGTCACCACAAGAAAGTGAGCATCCGGGAAGTGGGCAATGGCGCGTTGGTAATAGTCATCCAGATGGAGGTCGTGGACTGCATGCCCAACATAATCGCCGCCTCGAATGTGGAGGAATATGCGGTCCTTGGCAGGATAGCGAGTCAGCACGCCGGGCGAGAACTGCAACCGAGAAACAAAGTCTGGGTCGATATACCGCCAATCTTGAAAATACCCATTCATCTCCGGATTGGGACTCCAAAGGAGAAGACCACGCCAGTCCGTGTATGCCATGGATGGTTCCGCGACTTTGGACGTCGGCTTCACATTCGAGTGCAGACTCTTAAATCGACACAGAATCGTGTCAAAATACGACAGCTTCGAATGCGGGGATGGATTCGCAAGGGTCTGGACATACGGCACCCGACGGGTGAGGCGTGCTACGTGCAAAAGTGCAGCGAGCTGGAAGAGTTGGTTTCCCAGCCCTCCTGCCAAGTCAACCGTCAGTGAAAGCGGCATTTACGTATGAACGGCGGTGATTTCTAAATGACAGTCACGTTCGTTACTGCGTTTCTGGACCTCCATGAACCCAGACCAACAGATCGAACCGCAGAACGTCGCATGGAGTTCTTTCGGATCCTGAACGCCACAGGTATCCGCATTCACCTCTTTGTCAGCCCAGAGTATGCGGACAAGGTGGAGGTGACGAACGGTGTGAAGGAGGTGATTCAACTGGAAGAGCTGGACACATACAAGCTTGCTCCCCGGGGCCTACCCGAGACTCGCAACGAGACGCACGACACTCGCAACTTCCTGATTCTCATGAATGCGAAGATTGAGTTGGTGACACGGGCAATGGATTCCGGTCGTCACTCGGGAATGCACTACGCGTGGATCGACTTCAACATCTTCCACGTCTTGAACGAGGAGCGTGGAATCGAGCAGCTGCGATCTCTCTCGAATCGCGTGTATCCAGACACCTGCATGTATGTTCCCGGTTGTTGGGGAAAGGGTGTCATCTGGTCATCCGTGAACTGGCGTTTCTGTGGAGGGTTCTTTTTAGGTGACGTCGCATCGTTGAATGCATTTTACTTTGCACACAGGTCGGAGTTTCCACTGTGTCCGCATCTGTCGTGGGAGGTGAATGTATGGGCTCACCTCGAACAGCTGGGCTGGGCACCTACGTGGTATCCCGCCGATCACAACAACCGTATTCTCGACATTCCGCTCTTTTCAGTCGTGGCGAGCCTCACCACGATTCCGCCACGCGAGGCCGAGTGTCGTGCGGCCATTGACTCGCTTCTTCACCAGGTTGATCACGTGTATGTGGCCGTATCCCACACCTATCGCCGCTTTGGAGAGTATGTTCCCCCCGAGTATCTCACGCAAGAACCCTACGCTTCAAAGGTCACGCTGTGTTTCGGAGACGACCACGGTCCTGCGAGCAAGTATATCGGCACCACTCCGCCCGACGACGCGTGGGTCTTTGTCTGCGACGATGACCAGGAATATGCTCCCGATCTTATTGATCGGATGCGTCGGTCTGTCACGGTGGTTGGCATCTATCAGAACCATTACCAGTCGATTCAGCAGAAGACGTCTGGCGGTATGGTCCATGGATATGTTGGGAATTTGGTTCACAGCTCTGTGCTGAAGGGACTGCGAACCTTTCCGCTTCCAGAGTGTGCTCGCTTTGTAGACGATCAGTGGGTGTCCATGTACTGCAAGCTCAACAATGTTCTGGTCATGCCAACGGAGGCGGAGACGTATGCGGAGATTTTCAAGGTCACACAAAACGGTCACGAGAAACTCGGAACGCATTCCTTGTCGGGACTGGGCACGCGTGCAGACCGAGTGCGAGAACTCGAAGAATACTTTGGCGTTTCCTTTTTAGACAAGAAGGCCTGAGAAGACACAATGCACTGCTTTTTCATCAACCTTGACCGCCGAGTGGACAGGCGGCTAGAAACAGAGGCGGAGCTTGCTCGCATGGGGATAGAGGCTGAGCGGTTTTCGGCCATTGAACGTAGTCCCGGTGGCCTCGGATGCACGCAATCTCATATTGAAGTCTTGAAACTGGCACGGGCTCGTGGTTACGAAACCGTGATGGTCCTTGAAGATGACTTCTCGTTTACAGTTGATGAGCGAGAACTATCCGACGCCTTCATGCATCTTCCCGAGTCCTTTGACATGGTGCTTCTCGCCTTCAACCTGATTCGAGGAGATCCGGTAACGCCATACTTGGGACGCGTGCAGGAGGCACAGACAACGGGTGGATATATCATTCATTCGCGGTACTACGATACACTGATCAATCGGTGGTCGGAGGGACTGGCATTGTATGAACAGAATCCCACTGTCCATTGGCTGTACATTCTTGATCAATACTGGAAGCCGCTTCAAATGGTCGACGAATGGTATTACTTCCTCAAGCCCATTGGTATGCAGCGGCCGAGCTGGAGCGACCTTGGACACCAGTTCATGGCAGAGTATCATTAGCAACACCACCACCGGCGAGGGGGAGAGGCGAACTTGGCATTCCACTCGTCGATCGTATAGTGATTCCCCATACTGATATTACACCGCCCGCAAATTGGCACGAGGTTGTCAACTGTTGTCTCACCGCCCTTGGATTCAGGGACATTGTGACCGCACTGGTAATCAAACACACTCATACGGTTCGTGCACCAGACAATCTTGCACTTGCTCTCGAACTTCTGGCCGACTTTGAGTATCCATACCTGTTCGCGGAGTGCCTTTGGAATCTTCATTGTATCCTCTCACATCACCGCTGTATATGCGTTCACTCGCCACGGTGTGGCAATTCCCGTGGCCGCGTCGACAAAGGACGTGAACGGCATGTGATTTGTTCGCTGTTCGTGCGACGAGTTTTCAACCGTCTGTGTCCGCTGGTCCTGAGACCGGTCTAGCAGTTCAGGATCACGCTTGCTCTGTGCTCCAGACATGGTCCACGCAGCCCAAAGAACAACAGCCCCGACAATGAGGGCAGCAATGTGAAGCATTGTTCTAACTCGGGTATAAAAAACGAACTCTTTCCAGGCTACTAGACAGAACGACACAATGGAGGACAAGGCTCTCTCAATTCTGCGTATCCTCTTTGAGCGGCGTAAGCTCGGAACCGAAACCAAGACGGTCTCCACTACCTTGAAAGACGCCAACGTGTACACAATGGGTGATGTCCTCGTCATCTTCAGTCAGAAAGACAAGATGCTCGAACGTGACGTGAATACATTCACTGCCTACGCCGAGGAGAACCAGTTCACGAACGGAATGGTCGTGGTTTCATCGTCAAAGCCGTCCGAGAACCTGCTGAACATTATTCGGGCGACTGCACCGAAAAAGGGGTTTGTTCAGTTCTTCCATCTTCGCGAGCTGCAGATGGACATTACGACCCACCGCATGTCCGTGCCTCACCGGATTCTGTCGCCCGAGGAGGCGAAGCTTGTCCTGGACAAGAACCGAATCGTGAAGCCGGAGGACCAGCTCCCGTGGATCGACTCGCAGGATATCCAGGCTCGCCTTATTGGTGCAAGGCCAGGCGACATTGTGGAGATTACTCGTCACAGTGATACCGTGGGCAAGTGCATCTACTACCGCTATTGCGTAGCCGACGTAAATGTTGCCTGAATACAATGCGGGTTGAGCTCTTACTTGGGGCACTGGTGCTCGCACTTGTTGTGTTCGGATACCGCGAAGGCGTTAACGATACTCTTTCGAGCTCTCCGTCGTGTCCAAGCGGAACGGCATTCAAAACGAGGACTGAATGGCAGGGGGGTCCCGGGTCTCGTCCCATCTGCATGAAAACAACGGGAGGCGTAGACCCGGTGTGTCTCACAGGCACACTGGACGCGGTTAAAACTGGGTGCGGAAACGGAACGATGGCACAGTGTCCGTCGGGAACAGGTCAGATAGCACAAGGTGGAGTTTGTTTTCAGATTGGCGAGCCAATGTGTCCGTCTGGAAGCTTTTTGAGTCCATACGGCACCAAGTGTGTGAGCTGCACGGCCGGGTGGAGATACGTCGCGACACAGATTGCGGCGGGAACCAATCCCCTTCCCGGTAACACCGACTCCCCCTCGATGGGAGCCGACCTGCTTCCAAACTTTCAGCAATGCCCCGCACCGTCTTGGTTTACACCCCGATCATGGGCGTGGGACGGACAAGGTCCGCCCACAACCGCGGCAAAGGCAGCCGCAGCGGCCTTTATCGGAGCATCGCCGCTTCCGACGACAACTCCGGACCCGACAGCCACAGGAAACATGGCAGACCTGGAAACTGAGTATCAGAACCGAAAGAAACTCTACGACTCTCTCGTTGCGAGTGCGATTGCGAACGATGACCAGTCAAAGATCGACGCCATCGCAGCTGCACAGGTGGCCATGAGCGACTCGCTTAACAAGATGATGGCCGTCTCCGCACAATCGGGAACAGAGTCGCAGCAGCAAGAGCTGACTCGTCGCATCATGCAGATTCAGCGTGACTATAACGGTCTTTTGGTTGGAACCGACAAACTTCAAACACTTCGCCTTCTTCAGCAGTCGATTGATGTGCGAGACAGTTTTGGCCTCAAGCTGCTCGGCGGTGCGTTTTTGATTGCTATGATTGTATTGGTGGTTCAGGTTATGCGAACGCGCTGATGGCCAGGCCAATTCCAAGAAGAATGACGAGGACCACGACGCGGGTGATGAGCGAACCATAGTCGACAGGGGGTGTCGATTCCCCGATGGAGGCTGCGAGCTCGTCGGCTACCTTGGGACCCTCCTTCTTGAACACCTGTGCCTTTTCATGGAGTTCAGTGAGGTCAGGGTTCAGGGTCTGGTACTCATTCAGAAAGCTCTGGATGTAGAACTGGTTCTGGGCAATGTGCGTCCGAAGCTTATCTTGGGTAGCCAGGATTTGTGCTTCAACTGCCGTGACAGCAGTCGAAGTCCCACCTGTCTGTTTCGATGCAATGTACGCAGTTCGGTATGCATTCAGAAGTTCCTGATACTCGGTGGACACAGAGTTGAGTGCCGCTTGTCCACTGGGTGTGGCTGCATTGAACGTCGCTCGCTCTCGAACGTTTGCCGTCGCGATGACAATCAGCGTAAACAATAGGGTAGTGAGCCACCCGAGCATTATCTTGTAGGAGTAATAAAATGCCAGTCTCTCAATCGTTCTTCGAGCCGGGTGCAGTCCAGCGTCACATGCGTGGTGTGGATGCGTCCGAGTACACTCGATTTGTTCGCATGTCCGCCACCGTGGCTCCGTATGTGGACACCGCAACATCTGTCAGGATTCCATTTGCTCGTCTTGGACAGAGTATGCAGGCTGTTCGGGATTCACGTGTTGTTGGTCCCATCTTTGGCGGCCTCAGACCGTTTGTTGCGAATAAGTAATGCCAGACCCTCACGACGGAGTGTCATCAACATATGCTGAAGCTATCGCGGACCTCAAGCCTCTACGTCCACCGACTCAACCGCATGTGGACATAGAGACCGCGAAGCTCGACATTAAGAATCTGGTTGCCATGGATATTCGCACGATCCAAATTTGTCTGTTCTTTGTTGTCTTCGCTGTTCTTGAATATTACTTTCTACCGTCTTCGATTGTTCACGGGGTTGCATTCCTCACATTATGTGTCGGGTTCTCGCTGGCAATCTATCTTTCTAAGAGATAATGGGTGAGTACAGGTGCCCGGTCGAAACCGGTCCGGGATTGAACCCTCGGTCATGTGTCATGAATTGCCCTCCATTGTTCCAACTCCGAACCGTGAACGGTGCTCAGCGGTGCATGCACACCGTCAATACAAACGTATACGCATCTCTGGTACCGCAAGCCGCTGTCCGGAGAACCAACAGCTCCCCCTTCGAAATCAAAGACCTCGACCCCTCGTCGAGTGAGTACACAAGATACTCCGCAGAGAAGGAGCGGTTTAACGCCGACATTGCTCGGGCCACCGCCCTTGTCAGCACCCAGGTGACGCCGGGTGTGAATGATCAGTACAGCGCAGAGATTGAAGCAGCAACTGACAAGTACATCTCGGAGTATCAGTTCTTACAGAACCAGGCAATGCAACAGCAGAGCACGCTTGACATCGTCACGAGCGTGAAGGACAAGATGTTTGGTGTGAAGGACGACATGGAGCATTCTGTTGGCATCTTCGCCAAGCAGATTAGCGATATTCGCAATCAGATTAACGTGAACAAGACAACTCGCAAACAAGCGACGGACTATGGCAAGTGGATGGAACTCGCACTCAACTTTGCGATTGTGCTGGCACTTCTTTTCCTGATCTTTGTCATCGGACGCAAGGCAATGTCAGGGGCAACTCCTCCGCCTCCATCAGGAGGGGCACTAGGTGCACCTGCCCGTGCCCCTGCAAGCGATCATACAGTCAAGCTCCTCAAAGCCCTGACCAAGGGTGCGTGAGTGCGTCACCCTCAGATGGAAAAAGGGGTTGAACCTGACAATGGAAGTGACCGACACACGTCGCGTAACCGACTTTCAAAAAACGACCTTTTGTGGTCATCCACGTGCACACGTGCGGAAGGTGTTGATTCAGACAATCCAGTTAGGCCACGCAGATTATGCGTGCTATTGGACGCTTGAATTGCTCTGCTCCGGTCTTGTGCATAGTTTATGGGGCTCGCTGTTCGAGGCGGCGGCCCTCCACATCAACCGTGCTCAACCAAACGTATTTCTCTATCTGGCCAAGGCGTATGAGAAATATGCCCCCATCGAAGCGGAATACGACATTCAGAACATGACGAACATTCGCAACCGTCCAGACGTGCGTTCGTTGGTCTGCGAAGTAGCCGCGACCTTGGCCCTGTGTCGCAAGAACAAACTATCCACTCTTCCCGTGATGAAACCCGCACACGACTTTAACCCGGTGACTATCCAGGAGAGCTTGAAGTCGCCCTCGCGACTCTACGGAACACAAGTCCTGAAACCATCGGACCCCATGCCCATCGCCGTGCCTATCAACGAATTCTGTTACTGCATTCGTGCGGATGTTCGGGACCTGACGCGTGCCTTGTATTGGATGTCGTGGGTCTTCACCTTTTGCCGCGAACACAAGAAGCAGACAAAGACGAACCTGCTGTTTGCCCCTCGAACGGACGAGTTTGTATCGGGCCAGGACAGCACGCATCCAGTGTGGATTTTCTGGGAGGCCATTCGCAGGAACGCCCCGCCCACGAGCCGCGAGTACATTGATGTCATGTATCGCATTCACTCGTTGAGGTGGACACCCGGAGACAAGGGGAAGCGTGCCTTCTTAATTGCTGCCACCACATTGCTATGCGAGGGTTCGCTCGACAGCACACCGTGTGCACCCACACTGCAAGTGTCGAACGTCCTCAACGGAATGCCCGGGTGGATCGACGCGATTGTCAAGATGCAGCGGAGTTTCGCCTAAAACGGAAGCGTGCGGAATAACACAGAGACCGTTCACGCAAAAATGTTCCGTCCTTCCTTTTCCGCAACCCAAGTCGCAGGCATCATCGGCCGCCATGCATACCAGCCCGTCTCCCAGGTCATGTACGAGGTCTTCAAGAAGGACAAGGTTGTTGCCGAGAAGATTGCCGCGATCGAGAAGGAGCACAATCGCAAGTCCATCAACAACTTCAAGGGGGCCTTTCTTAAGGACCGCGACATCCAGCAGAGCGTCTTCTCTGCACTCGACACATGTAAGCTGGCCGATGAGGCCGCAGAGAAGGAGATGAACGCCGCGAAGGTTCTGTGGGACGCGGAAGCCAAGAGCCACGCACTCGACTTGAAGGTCGCTGCGGGAATCGAGGTCTCGCAAGCCGAGATTGATGCGGTTCGGTCCGACGTGGAGACGGCAGCCCTGACCAAGAAGCTCGCAGCAGATGCGGTGGCGGCAACGCCAACGGTTGATGACACATTGACCAAGGTGGAGAAGGCGTGCCAGAAGGTCATTGACCGCACACCGAACATGACACCCACCATGGCGGCACAGCTGCTGTCCGACGCACGTGGAGAGGTGGCCAAGAAGCGTGGACTGTCGAACGAGGATAAGATTCTCAATACCTACGAGGCCGAGCGAAAGGTGGTTCTGACGGAGCGAAACACTCGCATGCTTCGAATGGAGAAGGAGACGTTTACCTTGGTTGGTCGCACAGACGGATATGTGGCGGACCAGAAGCGTGTGGTGGACTCGAAGAACAGGACCCGGTTCTTTCCGGAGGTGCCGGGATATGACATTATCCAGCTTCGTGTGTACATGCATATGCTGGACGCAACCGACTCGGAGCTGATTGAGAAGTTCCCGAAGCAGGCGACGCGACACACGGTGTTTCCCAACGACCCGGCCGAGTGGGCAGACATTGAGGCAAGCCTAAACCTCGCGACCCGCCGGATGACGGAGATTCTTGCGGACCCGTCAAGTTTAGAGGATATCGTCTTCCAAAATACAATCGAGAATGGAGCTTAGGATAACCGATGACCCGCCCTCCTGGGCAGATCGTCCCGGAACCACGTATGAGACGCAGTTTCTGCACACTGGAAACGGCCGTATCAACACACACGCACGGCTTTACCAAGTTTTTCAGTCTGGACCCAAGATCATGCTGTTCGAGAGACCGTTCTCGGGCGGAGTGGTGTCGCGATCCTATGGCGTCGAGTATGCAACAGTCACCGAGTACTCTACAACCCCTCGCATGTGGAAGGAGGAGACTCCGGCATCGACACAGTATTTCGAGGAGCTGCGTAGGATTTCACAGTAAGAAATGACGAGAACAAAACAAATGGAGGCACTGGATGTGATTACCCTCGCACTGTCGTCGTTGATTATGCTGATCTTGATTCATATTTCTGTGTTCGCTCTTGTGCGGTGGATGTATCCGGCCCAGCCTCCGGCACCCATGGTTCGGTTTGCTGAACCTGCACCTCCGCCTCCGCCACCGCCTTTCACAGAGCCGCAGCATATGAAGCAGGAAGTGAATGTACCAACGTATGCACCGCCTGTATCCGTGGAAGCCCCTCGTGAGGCCGGGCGTGTCGACGGCGGCAAAGCACCGGGTGCCGCAGCTGAGCGGCCTGCCTGGTTGGTTGCTGTTGACCCAAAGACCCTCGAGTAGTGAAGCGGTCGCTCTGAGTATCGACGAGAAGGGTGGACACCAAGAAGAGCTGACAATTGTCATGGACGAGCGAATGTGTTGCGACACGGTCTTTCGGACGGTTCGACTGTCAAAGGATGTCTTTATTGTTTGCGACGTGTGGGCTATGAACGGAACGATTGTTCATCCCCTGGCAACGTGGTCTCAGAGACAGGAATGGATTGCTGAATGTTTGCGTCTGTTTCATCAGCCGGACTTGACGGCTCTGTTCACACTCGCGGACGCACCTGTGGGGGCGTTAGTTCGAGGGTATGAATACTATGACGACCTCCCGGGCAGCACCGGAGTCTTTTCGCGTGAAGATGTAAATGTCTAGCTGTGGTGCACCCTTGGGAGGCCGCCGCCGTTCAAAGAAGTCAAAGAAGCAGACCCGCCGTCGTCGCACTCGCCGTGGTGGCGGCTATGGTGTCGCGGGTGCCGAACAGACTGCCGCTGGACCGTTTTTAGCGTATGGCGGTATCAGTGCGTCGGGTGCTGAGCTTACCTCGACCGCGGGCAACTACGGTCCGGTAACGGGTGGTCGTCGCCGCCGTTCCCGTCGTCACCGTAGCCGTCACCGCATGCGTGGCGGAGATGCGAGCACGAACACGGGTGGCGAGGGACGTGGTGGGCTGAGTGCGGGATTCCAGGGCACGGGCGTGGCTGGAATGGCAAATCACTCTGCGGTGACCACGCGTTGATTACGGACCAGTGCATCTGCCCACACATAGGGCATATACTTAGGGTCGTTGGTCACAATGAACGGACCACCCAGTTGAACAGCCCGCAGTCGCATGCGTTGAACGGTAAACAGCAACTCAGTGTACTCTATCCACTCTGACCACACCTTGTATGCCGTCATCGCAGTTGAACATATCATAAATACATCGCCAGACCCAATAAAAAAAAGACAGAGCGTGATCATTGGCATGATAATCATGTCATTGATTCGCTGAAGTTGAGCCGTCCATGTTGGTGGAAGGCATTTCTCGCGGAGCTGAATGAACTGTTCAGCTGTCTTGAATGGATTCTCAGGCAGGTCCATACCTGTTGATGCTTACTCCACTGTTGGGAAACAAGAGTTCCTCTCCCGACGCCGGATCGACATAGCGAATCTCCATGTCGTCGTGGCAGTTCAGAAACATCAGGAGAAGGTCGAGGCGAATCTCGTTGCCCGGCATGACATACTTCTCGACAGCCGCGGTAATGTCCACATCCGTCGACACATCGCCAATCCACGTCCAGCGGCGGCGGACGGGGTCGAACGGGTTCCCGATATACGGGGTAATCTCCTCCAGCTCGTACACGATGCGGCGGCGGGTCTGATTCCCCTTGACCCACTCCTCCACATAGATGCAGCCCTCCGGCACGCGTGAAAGAGTGGCCAGCTCGTTTTCATCGTATTCAGAGTACTCACCCATGAGATACTTGCGAGCGATGACACCGCGGTCCGTGCGAAGTGCAGACAGGTAGCGATCGAGAGCGGTGAGAATACGGGAGATGCACATTTTGTTGATGAGACTACTTCGTCACGGCGGTAGAGAATTCGTTTTCGGAGCCGATGGCGATTTGAGTCTTTCGGCTGAACATAAGTGCCTCACCAAACGCATTCGAGGCATCGCGGCCCCACTTGCTAGGCGTAGGACCCCCAGTCGCAACCGTGATGCTAGGCTCCGGCGGCTCGCCCGGCCCAGGCGCATTCGGCTGGCGGAACGGATCTCCACTCAGTGTGAACTTTTCCTTGCCGTCCTCGACCTGCATGTAGTAGACCATCACCGTCTCGTCAAAGTTGGTGCCCATCGAAATCGCCGTCGCCAGTGCAGTGATCACGAACGGAGCCGCCACGAGGAACCAGGACACCGGCGACAGACCAATGCCGCAGAAGGTGTCGAGGACCTTGACAACGGCCGCACCAAGGACAAGCTTGATCGTGAAGGTTACCCACAGCCCCATCGACAGGTCCAGACCCAGCTGGACCACGAGGAAAATAAGATACAGCAACGCAGGAGGGCAGAGAGTCTCGATAAAACGCATCTTCACGTACTTACACTTGAACCAAGAAAAGATGAAAGCGACCGTCGAGACAATTGTATCGTTCGTCGGATGTACTCCGCAGGTCGCAGAGGAGTCGCTGGCCAGACACGATGGGGATATTTACAAGGTCATGTCCGAGCTGCTGGAGGCACCGGTTGTGTCCGGTGCCAAGTATATTCCCAAGCCACGCGAGATTGACCGCGGCATGACCCCAGAGCAAGAGGAGCGGTGTGCAAAGGGCCGGAAGCTCATGGACACGCTTACCTCTGTAGCCTCAGCCGCCCAGTCGAAAATCCGATCCGGGCAGTCGCTGGCGGCGGGCGCAGTGGAGGCGGCATCCCCGGCTCAGCCTTTGTCGGCTCCTGGCGACGTGCAACCTGCTCAGCCGCAGGAATAGGATGTGCACGCTGAAAGTCCTCCATCATATCGGCAATACGCTTTGCCTCCGTGAAGATGTCCATTGCTTTGATATGGGCAATCACCTCGACTCGTTTGGATTCGTAGACGGCGGCGTCGTCGAGTGTTTCAATGGCAGTGATCCATTCCTCGGGGACATCACGCCGGCATGCAATACCTGCGGGCGTAATCCACTCTTCAACGCCTTCCGTGCTGCCAACCAGGGGCACATTCTCCGTTGCCGGCTTGGAATAGATCACGGGAATACCGTTGTACATGGCTTCAACCGCAATACGTCCGAAGCTCTCGTAATAGGATGGAAACAACAAGATGCGAGTCCGCTTCAAGATCTTGCGAATGTCGTTATCAAACGGAACCCATTCAATGTTGGGCGGAGCGGGAGGAAGCCACAGCTCTCCGTAGTATGGACGGATACCAAGGAATTTCCGGTTCGGCATTCGCTTGGCAAGCTCGATAAACTGATGAACTCCCTTGTTGACATTCGCATTCACGAGCGTGATCATATCTCCGTCGGGCGGAGAGTCCATGCGTATGTTCGCTTCGTGCATGAGAGGCCGAACAACGCCGGTCCGGACAATCATGGGAGGAAACGGGTTCACTTGCTTGCGAAAAGTCCCTTCCATGGTGCGATTAATGAAGAGAAGCATCTCCACCCATTTTGTTGAGGCCAGATCGGTCAGCACAGCATACCGGCCATCGAAATGAGCCGTTACGGCAATGGGGCGGTTGTATCCGCGAGAGTTGATCTTGCGGACGTAAGGAAGGCAAGGTGCGTGAGGGCATACCCACAGATCGCTCGAATCCAGCAGCACGCCTCCGGCAGAATAGTGCATGAAGCGAAACCCTCGCCACACTCCGCCGTTGTATCCCTCTTTTGGTTTTTCAATTGTCAGAAACGCAGCCGTGTGTCCGCGTTTCAGAAATTCGGTCGCAAGGTCAATGTCGTGGAGAAACGCCCCACATAAGTCAGGCATACGATTGGCAAAGAACAGCACTCTCATTATGTACTTCCATCGACTCGCGTTTTCTTAACTAAGCGTGACGAGTCCCCACCCCACGTCCAGCTTTGAATCCAGTTGTTCGGGTTGTTAAACTCAGACTGTTTGATCGGGATGAGTGGCTGGTAGTAGTTGGGAATTGTCTTGTCCATGATGGTCGACGCCTCCTTCTTGGCTCGCTGCAGCTGTGCGTGAATCAGCGTAGACTCATCCCCAACCGCGTCTGCCTCACGGCCACGACCAAGGTTGGGCGTGGTTGAGAACGGGCGAATCCACAGCTGCTTGGGACCCTTGACACGCAGTCCCTCGGCGTCGCCCCACCGAAGGTCCGAATTCGTGTCAATCTCGCAACCCGGTCCCATGCCGTATCCACCCCGTGCAATCATACCGGGTTGATCTGACATTGCCGTTGCGGGACTCAACGCACCCGTGCAGTCCCCACCTCCAAAGAACGACGTCTGACGCCCCATCGCCGCCTCATTGGCAAAGTTATTGTCTGCGACGCGGGATTGGTCCATGTTTCCACGCGTGTTCGCGAAAAACCAGTCGACTGTATTTGTTGACATCGACACCTCTTATCATCAAACCCAGAAAGTTTCATAGAAAACGGACAGTAGATGTATAGGACAGACGGAAAGCAAAATGCAGCCTTCCGACTGGCACGAACATGACAACCGAGGGCAGTACGTCGTTGATGTCTTCGGACGCCTGCGTGACAAGTCTGTCGCATGCGTGCGAATCACGGGCTTCAAGCCGTATTTCTACTCGTCCATCGACCCGGGCGGGGCAGAGAGGGTCTCCAAATACGACGCAATGGCGGGCTTCGACTGTTTGAAGACTAAGGACGTGTGGAAGGTGGTCTGCAGGTCGCTGTCCGAGTACCACAAGAAGATTCGAGAGTTGAAGGCTCTGAAGAAGCCCATCCTCTACGAGTCTGGTCTGCCTCCGTTCATTCGTCTTCTCCACGAGCGTCACTTGGGTCCGGCCTCGCCCATTCAGTTTGTGGGCGATGAGTCGGATGTCCCCACCGACCCCGATTCGGAGGAGCCGCTGTATAACGTGGACGTCTTCTACACCTGTGACTGGACAACGGTCAAGCCCGCAGTGGGCAACATTCCGATGAAGGTGGCGTGTTACGATTTGGAGATGTGTCCTCTCCAGGGCAGCAACTTTCCGATGGCCGACAAGGACCCCATTGTTCAGATTGGCGTGTCGTATCGCTGGTCGGACGACATGATGACGCCCACCTCCAAGAAGGTGTTCGTTCTCGGGTCCTGCGATTCCTCGACTGAACCCGATACCGAGTTCGTCGAGTGCAAGACGGAAGCGGATATGCTGTTGAAGTTCGCTGCGAATGTTCGCCGTGAGAACCCGGACATCATGTCGGGCTACAACACCTTTGGTTTCGATGACGCCTATATCGAGGACCGGTGCACACGTCTGGGTATCGCGGACGATGTCAATCTGTCGCGTGCCCCTCCGGCCAAGTCTCGGGACGCGAATGGGAACTACTCAACCAAGTTCTCGGAAACCAAGCGGTTCGAGCTGGCGTCGGGCAAGTATGATCTTCGCATGATTGCCATGCGAGGACGGCTGTGCATCGACCTGCTGCTGAACATGCGACGCGAACACTCGCTGGATTCCTTCAAGCTAGACAATGTGGCCAGCGTATTTCTTCGAGACAAGGTTCTGTCGTATACTAACAATGTCGTTACCACAAAGAGTACTCGGGGCCTACGCGTTGGTAATTACGTCCGGTTTGATCTGGTTGGAAACACGACAGACCCCTACCGAGAAGGCGAAAAGTTCTGTATTGCAGCGGTTAGCGGCAACACCTTCACCATCGATGGAGGAGACTCCCTATTTGCTGAACTCTCCAGCAAGGATCGAACGCATTTGGAGTGGACTCTTTCCAAGGACGACGTAGAGCCGCACGAGCTGTTTCGCCTTCATCGCGAGGGTGGGTCAGCTGGCCGTGCCCGGATTGCCCGCTACTGCATTCAGGATTGCGATCTGGTGCTGACGCTGATGGGCAAGCTGGACACGATTGTCAATGCCCGCGGTATGGCGGATGTGTGCAAGGTTCCGATGCAGTTTGTGCTGATTCGTGGCCAGGGAATCAAGATCTTCTCGGCCGTGGTCTACTACGCCTCTCAGCGAAATCAGATCATCCAGACTCAGCACTATGAGTTTGGCGACGAGGCGGGATATGAAGGTGCGGTGGTCATCAGTCCGAAGATCGGAATGTATCTTGACCAGCCGGTGTCTGTTCTGGATTTCAATTCGCTGTATCCGACGAACATGATTGCGTACAACATCTCACCAGATACGCTGGTGAGTCTGCGAGTGTTTGACGCCAACGACAAGCAGGTCGATGCCCAGTGCGAAGGCATGACGTATCCGGCCATGCAGAAGCTGAAGGCTGCGGGGTATGTGCTGGACGAGGTGGAATACGACAACAAGGAGACGGGTGGCAAGACAGTCTGCACCTATGTCCAACCGAAGGCTGACCAACCAATGCTCACGGGCGTTCTGCCCAAGACACTCGAGATTCTGCTGGCAAAACGAAAGGAATACAAACAAATGATGGAAGATCCTAAATATGATGATGCTGCTCGCTCTGTCTATAATGGTCTTCAGCTTGCTTACAAGGTCGTCGCCAACAGCGTGTATGGGCAGACTGGTAGTCGTACGTCTCCCATCCGAAAGATGTGCGTTGCCGCCTGCACCACCGCTGCTGGACGAAAGGCTCTGTTCCTCGCAAAACACATCGTGGAGTCCGAATTCGGAGCCGAAGTTATCTACGGAGACACAGACTCTATCTTCATCAAGTTCCCCACCAAAGATCTCGCGACTTCCATCGATCTTGGAATCAAGGCGGGGAAGCGGATCACGGAGCAGTGTCGCCGCCCGTACAAGATCGCATACGAGAAGACCTTCTATCCATTCATTCTGTTCTGTCGCAAGCGATACGTCGGCATGAAGTATGAGGAAGACCCGAATCCCAAGAAGGCCAAGCGGATGTCCATGGGGATCGTCTTGAAGCGGCGAGACAATGCCCCCATCGTGAAGGACGTATACGGAGGTGCGTTGGACCTGCTGCTGAGTGGAGCGACGGTCAAGGAGGCCCAGGCGTTTGTTCGAAACATCCTGCTGGACGTGCTGAACAACCGTGTTCCGCTTGAGAAGTTCATTCTGAGCAAGGCCTTGCGGGACGATTACAAGAACCCCGATCAGATTGCCCATCGTGTGCTGGCCGACCGCATGGCTCAGCGTGATCCGGGCACGGCTCCGAATGTGGGTGACCGCGTGCAGTACGTGTATGTTTCTGAGAACAAGGATGCGTCGAAGCAGGGTGATCGTATCGAGCACGTGGACTATGTGCGGGCCAACAAGCTGAAGCCCGACACGCACTTCTACATCTCAAATCAAATTCAGAACCCCGTTGCTCAGCTCTTCGCGTTGTGTATTGACCAGCTGGATGGCTACAAGGCACCGATCAGCCCTTCCTATCCGGCACTGTATACGAAGCTCAAGGCGGCCATCGCAGCCAAGCAGCCGGAGCTGGATGCTGACGACCTCGAAGAGGAGACGTTGCTCGCAGTATTGAAGCACAAGGAGAAGCAAGTGGATTCGCTGATGTTCTTGCGGTCGGCGGCACTGGCGAACGAGGTGCGAAAGACCACGCGGGGTCCGATGGACGCATTCCTCAGGAAAACGGAAACCGCCAAATAAACAAGATGGGATGGCCGCCGAAATGACACCAAGACCTGAAATCGACATCACCGACGAGAAGGAACTCGAACACGTTGTCGAGGACCGTAAGCTGTTCCTCGAACGCATCAAGCTGGAAGCATCGCTCGTCTTCGAATCCGTGTTCGAAGCCTGGCGGCGGGTTCATGTGATTCGCATGGGAAAGGCAGCCAATTACGCAACCCCTGGGGATTACGAACTTGCACTTATCGACCCTTACCCTTACGAGCCCGAGTACATCTTCTACTGTTTGGGAAAGTAGCTTTCGAGCAAACAGGTATAGCAAACCAATGACAGCCACATCTCTCGCAGTGATCTCCGTTATACGAGAACTTCTCGAGGCCGACACAATTTTTTTCCGTCTAGCCGTCGCCCTTCCGGAGCCGCTTCGCACCCGAGTTATCGGTAACCGGGCTCGCGTGACACAGGATATTCTCAGGCTGATGCGTGCTATTCTCGAGCCAGTTCAGCCGCAGCGGTATGTTGTCAATATTCCCCTGGGAGCCGGAGAGTGGCATGCGGCGGGAGCCTTTGACGATGTTCCGATTGTGCCGACGAACGCCCAGCTCGTGGCCGCCTTTGAACACGATGTGGCCATTGCCGACACGAATTGTGCAGTGTGCCAGGAGGCGGTCTTGACTGGAACGCGGCTTCGGAATTGCCAGCATGTGTTTCACCGTGCGTGTATCACGCAGTGGCTTGGGACGAGTGCACGGTGCCCTGTGTGTCGCGACGACGTGCGTGAGCAACGAGCAGCGGGTCCTCCTGGACCCACGCCTTTTGTCTGAGGATTTCATTCACTTCGGGGCTGAATTTGGTAAGCGGCGCTGGTGGCGGCAAGGCAATTGACTTTCCATACTGCAGAGACTGCAATATTCGGCGAATGTCGTATTGATACTCCTTCGCAAGGGCAGTGGTGTCCTGGTTTGGGAAAAGAGCACTCAAGTCCGAAGGACTCGGAGGGTGGCAACGAATGACTTCAATTTTTTCAGAGGTCTTGAAGATACGAGGAACTTCGTTGCATGTGAGAAGAACCGGAAGCGTGCGTTCATTTCCGGTCATCCACTCCACTAACTTACGCTGGGCATGCGAGTCCGACCCGTCAATTTCGTCCAGCAACAAACAGGATGTCTTGGTGTCTCCGCGTAACAGCGAACTGATGCTTCGACTGTTACGATAGCTCGCAACAAGTCTGGCAACATCTTCGTGACTACGCATTGTCTGGGTTGCGTTAATCTCCAATGGTTCCATCCCCGCACTTCGAATGGCAGCCAGGGCCATGGTCGTCTTTCCGATACCCGGCGGCCCATGAAGCATCACTACACTAGAATACGGTCTCGCAGTAAGATACTTCGTCAACCTACTCTTTACGTCCGTGTGTCCAACTACACCCTCGAGAACGAGAGGTCGCTGGGTCTCACTCCACATTATATGAGTTTCAATCAAGATGAGAAAATGCTTGCGGAAAGAACAATGGATGTCCCACAGCATGTTCTGCGAAGTCTCTTTCGGGACACGGCCTTTCCACTGATTCAACATCATGTGGACTCCTTCAATGACATGTTGGAGACGCGTGTTCCCAACTTTATCAAGGCCTCGAATCCGCACGAGCTTGAGCTGCCGGAAGGACGGTATATCCGCATTTTTATCGGCGGTCGCGATGCGTCGAAACTGAAGTGGACGAGTCCAACGGATGATGTTGGCAATGCGATTCTTCCCCACGCGTGCCGGTTGGACAACCAGACCTATACGGTCACCCTTACCGCGGACCTGGAGGTGGAATACGTCATGCCTGGAAACCCGACAGTCATTCGCGAGTTCAAGGACGTTGTCATTGGAAAGATTCCGCTGATGTTGCGGAGCAAGCTGTGCTACCTGACCGGTATCGATGGGTACGCGGCGGGGGAATGCAAGTTTGAGCTTGGTGGATACTTCGTGATTGACGGAGCCGAGAAAGTGCTGCTCACCCAAGAGAAGCTGGGCAACAACATGATGTACTCGGGCGTTCGCTCTGCCGCTCCGCCCAAGGAGCAGATCTCGGGACCCCGCGAGAAATCGGCACCAATCGATTTCGTGGGCAATGCCAAATTCGAGTCCTCGAAAGAGTTCTACACGGGTATTCGCTCGGTCTCCGAGGATGCGAGCCGTGGACCGTATTCGCACTTTCTAGTGATTCCTGACCGGAACCCGTATGATGAAAACATCAAAACAGGTGGTCCTCCGAATTATGGTCAGCACAAACGAGTTGCATCCATCACGATACCCGGGTTTGCCCAGCCTGTTCCGCTGATCAGCATGTTTCGTGCACTGGGATGTGCGTCTGACCGCGATATCTACGAGATCACGCTTTTCGGTGTGCTTGAATCCCAGCGAGTCATGTATGACGACATCTTCTCGACGCTCATTCTTAGCCACGAGGCCTTCTTGAAGAGGACAGAGGAGACAGACATGGAAATCCTTAAAAAGCAGACGCACTCTCGCAGCCGTGTGGAGATTGTCCGCATTCTTCACGAGATGCTGTTTCCCCACGTAGAGGGGGCCGAGGACACGGGTGGACTGTTCCGTCGAAAGGCTTATCAGCTTGGCATGATGCTGCGTGGGACGCTTGACGTGCTGCTGGGTATCAAGACGCCGTCCGACCGCGACCATTTCAAGTTCAAGCGTCTGGAAACATCGGGTGACTTGTGCTTCGGCGAATTCCGGCGTGTGTTCCGCGATGCGTCCAAGAACATGCTGCTTGAACTCGACAAGAAGGTGAACCAGTTCGAGCGTGCCAACTACGCAGGGGCCAACCTTGTCAATGTGCTGCAACCTGAAACACTGGGGTTCTTCTGGCGTCCGTATCGGTTGTTGAACGAGTTTCTGAAGTCCTTCAAGGGTGCGTGGGGTGGCCGTGACGGAATCGCCCAGGAGTTGAGCCGCATGTCGTATGTGGGAGTGATCTCCCACCTTCGCCGCACAAACTTGGCAATGGACCGCACATCCAACAAGCCCGAGCCGCGGCGGTATCACGGGTCGCAGATGGGGTTCATGTGTCCAGTCGATTCACCGGACGGTCGGAACATTGGGTACATCAAATCGCTGACTGTTCTTGCTCAAATTTCAACTCCGTTTCCATCGGAAAAGGTGAGCGAACTGTTGATTGGGTCCAAGCTGGTTCGTCGGCTTGCGGACATTCACCCGTCCACCTGGGATCCTCGATGGACACCCGTTCACCTGAATTCTGACCTGTATGGTGCATGTGTTGGCAATACGCTCGCACTGGTGGACATCTTGGTAAAGGCACGTCGCGATGGCGTCATCAGCCGATCAGTGTCTATCGGATGGAGCCCTGTGCACAATCAATTGTCCATTGCCTGCGATGCCGGGCGGCCCATTCGTCCGGTGTATCGCGAGGGCACGACCTTGGAGGCAATGCGTGGAACCAAGACCTGGACAGACATTATGGGTCACCTTGATTATATCGACTCTCTCGAGACCGATTGCACTCGCCTGTCCTTTACTCCGTTTCACCCCACGCTCCGGTCAGAGATCCACATGTCGTTTAGTCTTTCTGCACTGACCAACCTAACTCCCTTTGCGGATCACAATCCCGGAACACGCAACGCCTTTGCGATTGCCCAGACGAAGCAGACTGCATCGTGGTATCATACGAACTATACAAAGCGGTTTGACACAATCTCGCTCATGTGTGTGCTGCCTCAGAAGCCGCTGACGCAGACGTGGATGTACCGCGAGATGATGGGCCCCGGTGGATGCATGGCATACGGTGAGAATGCACTGGTGGCCATCACGACATACGGTGGCTACAATCAGGAGGACTCTGTCATGATGAACGGCGGATCCATGAAGCGAGGTATGTTTCAGACCATGTACTTTCACAGCTACAAGATGGAAGAAGAGATGATTGATGTGGCCACGCAGTTGCATACGGAAATTGTCAATGTCCTTACATCGGCTGCCCACCGTGAGTCGGTCAAACGCAAGGAGGGAATGGACTACGAACACCTGGATGGAGACGGACTGGTCAAGGTTGGCACGGAAGTAACCGGAACAACTGTGCTGGTGGGAATGGTTACGCCCGTCGTGGATGCCACGGGTCACGTGACCGGCTATCGCGACGCATCCATGACACCGAAACGCGACCAACGCGGACGGGTGGATGCCGTGTATCGCTTCTCCACACAGGAGGGGCTGCGAGGTATCAAGATTCGCATCGTAGAAGAGCGGTATCCGGTGCTGGGCGACAAGATGGGAAGTCGTCACTCGCAAAAGGGAACGGTGGGAATGATTCTACCGGAGGAGGATATGCCCTTCACGTCTCGCGGTCTGCGGCCCGACATCATCTTTAACCCCCACGCCATGCCGACCCGTATGACGATTGGGCAGTGGATGGAAAGCTCACACAGCCGCTTGGCGTTGAAACAGGGTGCCTTCATTGACGCAACTCCCTGCACAACTACGGGACGTGTGGAGACTCTCAAGAAGATTCTGACCTCGCAAGGATTCGAACCGTTTGGCACAGAGGTTCTGTACAATGGCATGACCGGAGAACAGTTAGAGGTTGACGTCTTTATGGGTCCCACGTACTACCAGCGAATGAAGCACATGGTGGAGGACAAGATCAATTATCGTGCAACAGGTCCTCGCAAGGCCATGACACACCAGCCGCTGGAAGGTCGGTCGGATGAGGGCGGTATGCGTGTGGGTGAGATGGAGCGTGACGCACTGGTGTCCCATGGCATGTCAAAGTTTTTAACGGAGAGCTTCATGGAGAGGTCAGACAAGACAGAGGTTCTTCACAATCGCGAGACACATATGCTCGATGTGAGTCGCGACAAATTAGAGATGCCGTATGCGATGTTCTTGTATGCACGTGAGTTAGAGGCCATGCATTTAACCGTTCAATTAAAGACAGAGTGATGCTCTCCCGGCTTCTCCTCGCATTGCTCGTGGTGAGTGCGAACGCTGGAAAGGTCGATGATCTGATCCACGCCTGCAAGCTCAATCGGCAGTTCAAACATCAATGTCCCTATATTTTGTGCCTATTCACGTACAAATCACCTAAAAAATGTATGCCCGTCTGAAAACGGATTCCATACTCCAACGGATATGTATAGGGCCCCCGAACAAAATGTCTTCTTCCAACAACTTCGACATGCTTGCCGCCGCCCGCTACCCCGTCTCCGACTCCATGTACCCCGAGATGCGGTCTCGTGCCCTTCGCCTGCGTGGCGACTACGTCTTCATGCTCGAGCAGTGTCGCTCGAATCCAGCGTATCAGGTCATTCTGCCTACGGGTGACCATTACCCGGCTCACTGCGAGCCTCTGACCGAGGACGATACCAAGGGCTGGACCACGGTTCGCCGCAAGATCCGAGTCAAGCGAATCAAGACGGATGAGGAGCTCAACTACGAGGCGACCCAGATGCACGATTACTGGGAGGCCGAGTCTGTGGACAGTATCCACTATGCTCTCCCGACGGGTGAGCACAATGGTGCCCTGTTCGACATTGGCTCCCGCTTCTGAGGAGTGTCGCCTGCAAAAAAACAAACACATTTTTACCTGCTTACAGGTAAGGATGGAGGATACACTAGTGAAGATGTCTGACCATATCTACGTAACAAAGCGTAACGGCGACCGAGTGCCTGTGTCCTTCAATGAGGTGCTGTCACGTATTCAGAAACTTGCAGACGGTCTTGCTCACGTCAACCCTGATTTGGTCGCACAGAAGGTGTGCACACAGATTCAGGACGGGATCAAGACGTCCGAGCTGGACGAGTTTGCCGCGGAGGTCTGTGCGATGATGCAGGCCCGTTTCCACCCCAATTACGGTAAGCTGGCTGCACGGCTGGTTATCGACAACCACCAGAAGAAGACGGCGAGCCGACTGGTGGAGGTTGCCCAGGTGCTTTTTGACGAGGGCGTTGTGAACGAGGAGTATTACAAGGTCGCTCAGGATCTGGGGCTTGAGACGATGATTGACTATTCTCGGGACTTCATGTTTGATTATTTTGGGTACAAGACGCTGGAGAACGGGTATCTGCTTCGTCGTCGCGATGGTCGTGTCTGGGAGCGGCCGCAGCACATGTGGATGCGTGTGGCCATTCAGCTGCATGGGACGGACACTGGACGTGTCCGACAGACATACGATGCATTGTCGCAGGGCTTTTTCATTCACGCCACGCCTACCCTGTTCAACTCGGGCACGAATCACCCGCAGCTGTCGTCCTGCTTCCTGGTCCACATGGAGGATGACTCCATCAAGGGCATCTACAATACGCTGGCCGAGTGTGCACAGATCTCCAAGTGGGCGGGTGGCGTGGGGTTGTCTGTCCACAATATCCGTGCTCGGGGTTCGGATATCAAGGGAACAAATGGAAAGTCCACGGGTCTGACGCCGATGCTCAAGGTGTTCAATGACACGGCCAAGTATGTGAACCAGGGCGGCAAGCGGAACGGGTCGTTTGCCGTGTATCTCGAGCCGTGGCACGCGGACATTGAGGAGTTTTTGCGTCTCAAGCTGAACACAGGCAACGAGGATGAGCGGGCCCGTGATCTGTTCTATGGCCTGTGGATTCCCGACCTCTTCATGCAGCGGGTTGAGCAGGATGGCTATTGGTCGATGTTCAGTCCGGATACCTGCCCTGGACTGGCTGACTGCTGGGGCGATGCGTTTACAGAGCTGTATTGCCACTACGAGCGGAAGAACCTCGCCATGAGGGAGATTCCTGCCAAGAAGCTGTGGCAGATGATTCTCGATGCCCAGATTCAAACTGGCACGCCGTATCTCCTGTACAAGGATGCGTGTAATGCCAAGTCCAACCAGCAGAATCTCGGAACCATCAAGTCCTCCAACCTGTGCACCGAGATCATTGAGTACACGTCCCCCGAGGAGACGGCGGTCTGCAACCTCGGGTCTCTGGCTCTCCCCAAGTTCGTCAAGGACGGCCGATTTGACTTTGAGGAGCTTCGCAAGTATACTGCCATCCTGGCTCGCAATCTGGATATTGTCGTCGACAAGACGTATTACCCCACAGAGAAGTGCCGCACCTCCAACCTCCGGCATCGCCCCATCGGTATCGGAGTTCAGGGACTCGCCGACGTGTTTGCCATGCTCCGTATTCCGTGGTCGTCTCAGAAGGCCGCAGACCTGAACCGCGAGATCTTTGAGAACATCTACTACGCCGCCGCGACGCAGAGCATGTTGGCGGCGTCTCCCAAGGACGAGTGGCATGGGATTTCCCTGGGTGTTGGCAACGCGTATCCGTCTTTCGAGGGGTCGCCTGTCAGCCAGGGAAAGCTGCAGTATCACCTGTGGGGCGAGACGCCAAAGACGGCCTACCTCAACTGGGATGGTCTTGCCAACCTGTGTGCCGGCGGCATGCGGAACTCGCTCTTGATTGCCCCGATGCCCACCGCATCCACGTCGCAGATTCTGGGGAACAATGAGTGCTTCGAGCCGTTCACCTCGAACCTGTATTCTCGCCGTGTGCTGTCAGGGGAGTTCATTGTCATCAACAAGTATCTCGTGGAGGACCTTGTGGCTCGCGGGATGTGGACGCCGGAGGTGCGGACGGAGATCATTGCCAACAATGGCTCGATTCAGTCGATGATTGGTCTGCCCGGTGAGCTGCGTGAGCTGTATCGCACGGCGTGGGAGATTCCCATGAAGACGCTGATTAACATGGCTCGCGACCGTGCACCGTTCATCTGCCAGTCGCAGTCGCTGAACTTGTTCGTCGCCGACCCCACGTATTCGAAGCTGTCGAGTATGCACTTCTATGCGTGGAAGCAGGGCTTGAAGACGGGGTGTTATTACCTCCGAACCAAGGCGGCGGCGAAGGCCCAACAGTTTACTGTGGAGCCGTCGGCGTGCGTTTCTTGTTCGGCCTGAGTTTTTTGTGTGTGCGTTAAAACAAAAATGGGTGATGCTAATAATGAGATTAAGAAGGAAGGAGAGTTCGGAGGTCGTCGTCGCCGCCACTCCCGCCGCCGCACCATGCGTGTCCCCAAGGGCGTCCCCGTCAAGGCGAAGACGCTCAAGCGTATGCTGAAGAAGGCGGGCCTGAAGTGCTCGGGCAAGAAGAGCACGCTCCGTGCTCGTGCCCGCAAGGCCCACCTCATCCGCGGCGGTGCTGGCGGTGCTGGCGGTGTGGCGAGCAATGCTGCTGGCGTCTAGACATTTCCTCATCTAGGTATAAATGAATACTACAACTGCTGGTGATGGAACTCAAATCCCTGCGGCGGGTGCGACCTTTACCCCTATGTCCGGTCCGGGCGGAATGTATGGCGGCCGTCGCGGAAGTATCAAGGCGAAGACGCTCCGTCGTATGCTGAAGAAGGCGGGTCTGAAGACGACGGGCAAGAAGGCGACACTGACTCGTCGTGCCAAGAAGGCTCACCTCCGCGGTGGGTCGCTGGCCGGGGGCATTGTCAGCAGTTCGTCGAGTGCCGGGACGGTGGGTGGCCGTCACCGTCGCACTCGCGGAGGATCTGCGGGCTTAGGCGGTGCAGGCAACTACCCGTTCAACACAGGCGACGTTGGAACCGGCGGTGGCCGTCGTCGTCGCCCCTGCAAGAAGCACTCCACTAGTTCGTCCGAGTCCAGTTACTAAGCAATACACACCGCAATCTCAGAAATCAATGTAAACAACTCATCGGAAAATCCATAATGAGAGCCGTTCACCTCCATACCCACGGGAGGTTTGCGGCTTGACGTGGTTTTCTTATGGGACAAACTCACAATCACATCTTGGGGAGAGAACTCCCGGCACACTCCTTCACGTCCGTGAATGAATGCGTCACCCTCGGCAATCTGCTGATCAGGAAACGGCTGCTGCTGCCAGAAAGCACGAGTGAAACACAGCGTCGCCTCCGAGACACGCTTGGACATATCCAGTGTAATCGGTGGGACGTTCATGAAGGACTTGGACTCGTGAATCTCATAGCACGGAAGCATTGTCGAAAACAGGCACTCCTTTTTCGGTGCGGCCAACATGTGAGCTACGCGAGCCAGCACGGAGTTGTTGGGGTATACGTCGTCATCGTCCATCATGACCAGGATATCGTGCTTGGCCTTCATGACCGCCAGGTTCCGCTTCGCACCAATTGACAGCGGCTCGTCAAGCAGAATATACGTCACATTTGGCAGGTCAGAGATCAGGTTCTTAATCGGGTCCTTGCCGTCATCCACAATCACCCATTCCAGCAAGTGCTCGGGATATGTCTGGGCCAGAAAGCAGTACTTGGCCAGGGGGATAAAGGACCGGCGGTCGCGGGTCAGTGTAATGATCGACACACTCGGAAGGTTCTCCTCCTTGGGGAGCGTCTCTTCCAGCGAATAGGGGACCATGCCTGTGAAGAGTGTGTCCAGACGAGACAGCATGTTCTTCACAAAGGCCTCGTGCCGGTCCTCGTATGCTTCGCGGCTATCCATGGTCACTGAACGGCGGTCATCATCCTCCATCTTCGCATAATCGATAAAGGCGTCGGCCAGAGAATCCACATCCACATCTTCCAGCACACCCAGACACTGCGGATGAGGAATTCTCTTCGCATTGGATACCCACAGTGCATTCTTGACAATCTCGCGGAACGGCTCGATAGGGGACAGAATAGGGATGCATCCCGCAGACAGAGCCTCATTGACTGCGTGTCCAAAGCCCTCGGCCGCCGACGTGCAGACCACAAGCCCACACTCGTGGAGAAGGGCGGTATACTCCTCCTCCGGAACCACTTCGCTACGCACCGTAAACTTGGACTTGATGCCCTCGGGGATGTTGCCAATCGGCACATGATCTGGGACATGTACAATCGTCAGGTGGGGCATCTTATGAAAGATCGCAGGATGCTGAGCAAGGATACGCGAATAGGCCTGGAATATGGGCTTCGGGTTACGCCACACGTTCTTGCCAATCGGCACAATGCCCTTGTTCGGGTTCTTGCTCCCGAGCTCGGGGTATTTCTTGTCGATGGATGTCCAGGAGATATACTTGACATTCACGGTCCAGCTCAGAAACAGTTGTTCGGCTTCGCGTGTCTTGACCCACACCTCGTCGACCATCTTGGCATACGGCTCCCACGTCTGATAGGTCCACTCGGGATTGGGAATCCAGATGTTGCGACCCGCATAGGCAAAGAGCGAAGGGTTGATGACTTCCACAAAGAAGTTCACCTCGGCCTGTGGACAGGAGGGAGCACGATGGTTCACATGGCGAATCTGGGCGTCCTTGTCCAGAACGTGAGCAACTAACCCGTGAAGAATGGATACGTCCTGAGAGACGCCTGTATTCTTGCCGAATGTACCAATAAAATTGACTCGCATACTTCTACTTCGTTATCCGTTTCGTAAATGTCTTCCGCGGATGTCCACGGACGGTGCGTCGTTTGAGATTCATTCGCTTCCAAGACTCTGCATCACGAGGGGCACAGGGTGTCAGGGCTACCGGTCGGTCGCGGAACCACTCCGGTGTCCCCACCGATAAAAAGGGAACAGGCTTGGCGTTTTCAACGTCTGCAAAGTTCTGAGACAGATTGAAGCATCGCGTGTGTGTTCGCTCGTCTCCGTATCCATACAGTGGATCGGTCAGGTCCTTGCAGTATGCGCGATCGTCAAGCCGAAGAGTCGTGCCGTCCCACCGTAACCCGTCAATTGGACGATACATGCTCCACGAAGACTCCCATACATACCATCGAGACCCTTCATGGAGGAACACACGGTCGCCGTAGCGGATCATTGTGTAGTTCAGAAAAATGATTTAAGTTCCCCCGTCCGCGTGCCGTAGATGTTCATGTCCATGGGGCGAGCAATCGGCTCCGGGAAATCCAGAATGTCCTTTCGGAACCGCTTATAGGCCACAACCTCGACCATGATGCGGCTCGCCGAAAAGGCCACAACCCGCTGGTTCAGCTCCTCGAGTTCAACAGCTACGTTCGAGGGGTCGTTCTGGCCATACTGAAGGTAGTAACTACGCATGATAAGCATTAGGTCAGCCTCGCTCTGCGGGCTGAGGTTGTATTCTCCATTGCTCAGGTCCAACACTGCGTCGTGGATCTTCTGCTGGAGATTCGCGATGTTGCCCTGGCTAAAAAACACCGTGTTCAGCGGCGTGTTGTTGTGACGATACTGGATATGCTCGGCCACAAGGCTCGGAACAGACACGGGCTCGTCAACAGCAAACAGTGTTCCGCGGGGAATCGGCAGCTTCTCTTCACTGTCGGAAAGCGGAAGGCGGCCTGTGTGCTTGGGGGCATTCGGAATAGCGGTCTGAGTGTAGAACTCAGAGAGGCTGTTCACCCAGTACTGGACGAGAGACGCCATTTGTGTAGAGTAGCGAAATTACTGTGTAATCTTGCCCCCGAGCTTGCCCGTGTCCGGCTGCAGGCACGTGAGTTCGAGCGTATACGTTGGTTGCAGGGCAATGTTCAAGAAGGGGAGGTTGGAAGCGACCCTGACTGGATTTTGGCTGTACTGAACTGGAAAGTACAGAATGTTTGAATTGCCCTGGTCTGCGGCTCCGGGATACCTCGCCGTTACATCGCCGGTTGCACTGGACGCCAAGAAGTTCGGGATAAGGAAGCCGTTGTAGGACGTGTCGTATGACTTGGTGCGTGCGGTCGTGGTTGTGCGAGGCACGAACTGACCATCTGTATTCGTTACGTAGTCGAGCAACTGGAGAACGGGAAAGGACGAACCTGACAGTGCCGTAATAAACGAGACCTTGTCCAGGTTTGCGGAGATGATGGTTGACTTCAAGCAGTTGGACAATGTATTCGAATCAAAGATGATGCGGTCACCCACTCGAAGCTCATTGTCGTTAAAGTACTGAGATGCACCGGTGAAGCACTGAATAAACAGCTGGTTCGAATCCGTCTGCAAGAACACGATGCTTAACCCGTCGTTCTGAATAAACGGCAGACCATTCGGATCCGTTACCGTGAGCCTCAGCGGTTGAAGAGCAGTGACTGGGCTTTGAAAGATCAAGGCCTCCTCATTCCACGGCTCGTAGTCGTAATGCTGAACACCAATCGCGATATTGAAATTGGTCTGCGTGCGGGTCTTCTGTGTCATAACGGAAAAGGCCCGACGCATGAATTCATTGCCACCAACATATCGGCCTGTGTACTCATTCAAGTTCAAGAGTAGATACGGATAGGTGGCAAACGTGGAATACGGGGTATTGGCGAGCTGCGTTTGAAGGACGCCATTTTCGCCATAGTTTGACTGGTCGTAGGCACTTGCGTTTGAGTTCACGAGAACCGGGATGTTCAGAAACTGACGCTGGGGAAGCAACGCACGCACAAGGCGAATGGACTGCACGTTAGACGGCAAAAAGACACTGCCAAATCCGAGTCCAGACGGCGCAACCGTATATCCGGTATCATACGCTATGAAGTTTCCCTTTGGCAGAGACGAATTGTATGGCGGGTAAAATACGTTCGAAAGGTACCACCCCGCTGCGTTCGGTAGGCCGGGAAGTGTATTGAGAATGCCATTCGAATCCGCACCAAATGTAGGAACAAAAGGGTTGTTCGTATAGACAGGCGGGGAATACCCATTCACTGCCTGGCTTCCGAACGTATAGACAAGGTTACTGTATGGATTGGGCTGAAGCACCCAGTTGCGTAGAGCTGTATCGATCACAACGTAGGTCTTGATCGGAATGGTATCTGGGCTTGCTTGTGTTACATTCGCGTCATTGCGAGATCCGACATCGGTGGTTCCAAAGCGAATGTCGCCCTGGATTGTGGTCGCCTGACGTCCAACCATAGGTAAAGTAAGTGTATTCGAATAGGATGCAACGGACGAGCTGTCTGTTGCTCTCAACAGTGAGATATAGTCCATACTCTTGTTGTTTAGACCGACTCTAAATCGGCAAGCCACAGCGCCTCGGCTGTTGTGCCCTTGAGAAGCTCCAGACGGTTCAGCACGTTCTCGCGGTCAGCACGGTGCTTGGCCATGACCTCCGAAGTGAAGCTCGACACCGGTAGGCGCAGAATCTCCGCATGGTGTGTATACTTGTGCTCAGTCAACAGGGCCTCGCACTCTGCCTTCGACTTGCGACGCAGGTCAGGGACCGGCTTGTCCAGGCACTGGCTTTCGATGAATCGCACAATATCCTCGTGATACGGAACCTCCTTTTCAAGCTTCGTAATCTGGTGTGCACGCCTCGTCTCGTAGAGATTGATGCGCACAGTCCAGAAAGCAGCCAGAATGTCGTTCAGAGTGTCATACTTGGTGATGATACCCTTCTCATTGAAGGCGTGCATGTTTGTGGTCTTGATCTTGGTAGTCAGTGACTTGACCAGGGCCGCCTCCTCGATACCCTTGATTCGGATGTTGATTTGCTGATCTGTTGACGTGTCGCTGAAATCCTTGATGCGCCCCTCCGCCAGCTCCTTCTCCAACCACTCGCGATAGTCGGCCGTCCACGTTCCGGGTGGAAGCTCTGTCACCACAAAGTCTCCATCCTTCTCCTTGCGATAGGCACCGATCACACCCTCCTCTGTATATGTGCCCTTGAAGCCCTCGAAGTAAGGAACGAGTTTTGTGTTCGACAGTGGATGCCCTGCCCGGATCTTGGCAATCAACATCTTCTTGATGACCTTCGGATCGCACGGCGGGATGTAGGTCGAATACCCAGTGCCGATACCACGCGAACCGTTCACCAGAAGCATCGGCAGCACCGGTGCATACCACTCCGGCTCAACCGACAGTCCGTCATCATCGCGATACTTCAACACATCAAAGTCATCCACGGGCAGCAGCTTGCGAACATTCGGTTGCAAGTACGTGTGGATGTAACGGGGAGAGGCTGCATCCTTACCGCCCTGAATGCGAGTACCGAACTGCCCCTGCGGAACAAGCCACGGGATGTTGTTGGAACCCATGAAGTCCTGCGCCATGCCCACAATGGTCTCGTTCAGCGAAGCCTCACCGTGGTGGTATCCCGTGTGCTCGGAGACATACCCTGCAAACTGCGCCACCCTGATCTCTTGCGTCAGATTCCTCTTTAGAGCCGCGTACAGAATCTTACGCTGCGACGTCTTCAGTCCGTCCATCATATTCGGAATCGAGCGCTCCAAGTTGTAGTAGCTGAAATGGATCAGATCCCTATGTACGAACTCATCATACTTCACCGTGTTCCCCGCCGGAACCAGAGCCGTGTGGTCGTAGGCCTTGAGCCACGTCTTTCGGTCATCTGCCCGCTGCTTGTTGAACGCCAGGTCGATCGCCGGATCCGACTCCGCAGTATAATCAAACTTCACCGCATTCACCTTGCTGAAGTAATCCTTCGCCTCCTCGCGAGTCGACGTGCCCAGTCCCTTGTAGTACTTCACCTTCCAGGTAGCGTTGTCTTTCCTCCACTGCTCGTACTCATACTGCGAGTAGAACACGCGGGTGTCTTTCCCCTTCGTCGCCTTCACAATCGGAGTTGCCATGTACGTCAGAAACCCCGGAATCGCAATCAGCTCGTGCCACAGCTCGTGGAACAGATTGATCAACAGCCCGCGAATGTGGCTACCGTCCAAATCCTGGTCCGTCATAATCATGATGGACCCATACCGCAGGTCGGCGACGGACGTATACTTCTTACCGGACGTCAGTCCGATAATCTTCTTCAACTCGGCAATCTCCTTTGTCTGCTCAACCTTGGAGTCCGACGTGTCCTTCACGTTCAGCACCTTGCCTTTGAGCGGATAGACGCCGAACGTCTTTCGCTGCTCCTGGCTCAGTCCACTCAGAGCCATCGCCTTGGCTGAATCTCCCTCGGTCAGAATCAGCGTGCACTTGGCCGAGTCCTTCGTTCCTGCCAGCACCGCGTCATCCAGCTTGGGAATGCCGGTGATGCGAGACTGCTTCTTGCCGTCTGTCTTGGAATTGTCCTTGGCGTCCTTGACAGACTGAGCCTCCACGATGGTGGACACCAGGTTCAGCTTGGTGACAATCTTCTTCAGCGTGTCTTCGCTGAGCTTGGGGCTAGACCCGAATGCCGACATCTTGGTGGTCAGCGTCTCCTTGGTCTGGGACGTGAAGCTCGGGTTCTCAATCATGGAGGTCACGAACACGGCTAGGTTGTCACGCACCAGACCGGGCTTGACCTTGATCTTCTTCTTCGTGTCGAGATACTCCACCACGTGGTTGACCACCTGGCTTGTCACTGCGTCCACGTGCGTGCCGTTCTTGGAGGTCCAGATGCCATTGACAAAGGACATGGCGAACTGCTTGTCGGTCGGGCTGTCAGCCACAACAATGGTCCAGCGGTCGTTCGGCGACTCGGACACCACAGGTGCACCGTCGGGGAGGAACGACTTGGCATACTCCAACAGGCTGCGACACTTGACCAGCTCGCCGTTGTACGACACCTTCACATCCTTGCCCAGCGTCATGGCCAGGTCCCACACACGACGCTCAATCAGGCGACGCATGCTGTCGGTGATCTCCGTCATGCCGAACCTCGCAAAGTCCGGCTTCCACCCGACGGCCACACTCAGCACATCGGGCTTCTTCTTTGGCGTCGTAACCTCGGGCTTGCCAATCTTGGTCATGTTGTCAGCGAACGTCTGCTGATACAGTAACTTTCGTGCCTTGTCGTGAACAATGACCTTCATCTCCTTCGCAAAGATATTGACCAGCTTCACGCCGTAGCCATTCTTGCCACCGACCAGCTTCTTCTCGTCCTTGTTGTAGTTGGTTGACGTGAGCAGCTCACCGAAGATCATCTGCGGAATCCACACCTTGTGCTCCGGATGTTCGGCCACGTCGATAGGCTCACCGTCATTCTCGATGGTGAAGCCAACGGGGTCGCAGAGAACGTTAATCTTCTTCACCTGATCCGCACTGCCAGACTGGCGGAGTCGAATGGCCTGGTCGTGAGCATTGACCAGTAGCTCGTCGATCAGCTTGTAGAACCCAGGGTTGACTGCGATGGTCTCGGGCTTGAACGCACCGGACGAATCGCGAAGAAACACCTCCTCGGTCGCAGTGACCGTGCTACCGATGTACGTCTCGGGAAGGTCGAGGATGTGCTCGCGGTGCGTCTTACGCTGGTAGGCAGAAGAGAGGTCAGTCATCTTGGATGAGGTGTGTATAGCTGACTGCCCTTCTTTTCGTTTTATGGATGTAATGAGCATCCCGGTTGCAACAGCGAATACCCCAACCATCACAGGTGCACCCGGATCGTATGTTCTCAACTATTCGTGGTCGGGCACGAATACGCCGACATCCTACACGGTCTCGCTGTATCAGGTGATTCAGAGTGTGACCACGGTGGCGACAACGCTCACTGGGACAGTTCTGACGTCGAGCACATATTCCAACCTGGTTACGGGGGCGTCGTATTATTCCATAGTGACTGCGACCAACGGAACCGGCACATCGTCTCCGGTTACGTCCTCTTCGGTCTCTTTTTACAATCCCTTCGGCGGGCCGCAGGGTGTTCAGGGTGTCCAAGGAATTGCGGGAGCAAATGGTGGTCTGGGACCCCAAGGACCGCAAGGAGAACCGGGTCTCCAAGGCGTTGTGAATTTCTCTGGTCCCGGAGCCGGAAATATCTCGAATTACCTGATCACCACATCGGGCAATCCCGGCACAATCAATGCGAACTCCGGACTGACATGGAACGGGACAACGCTGAACGTTAGTGGGAGCAGTGCGGACGGAGTCATCACTACAAGTGCTGGGAATAACTCGATTGGCGGGGTTACGCTGTTTGCTGGCGAAATCACCGCACCTGGAACCACGAGTTCGATTGGTGGGGTTACCCTGACTAACGGTGCATTGACCGGCGTGACCACAATCACCGCAGGGACGGGGTCAAGCACAATTGGTGGTGTGACTCTGAATAGCAATCAAATCACGGGTGCAACACGACTTAACACGATAGTATTGTCTGGCTGCAATGTGTCAAGCATGGGAACGCTGGGGTGCGGTGCAATCACTGCACCCACCACAACGAATACAATCAATGGTGTTATTATCAGCAATGGTGCAGTATCGGGTGTTACAACTCTGAACACGATAACGATCGGGGCATCTGGCAACGTGTCGGGCATGGGAACGCTGGGGTGCGGGGCTATCACTGCACCCACCACAACGAATACAATCAACGGTGTTATTATCAGCAATGGTGCAGTATCGAGCGTGTCGACCCTCTCCATGAGCGGTGCAATCACCGCACCCACCACAACGAATACAATCAATGGCGTTATTATCAGCAATGGTGCAGTGTCGGGCGTGTCGACCCTCTCCATGAGCGGGGCTATCACTGCACCCACCACAACGAATACAATCAACGGTGTTATTATCAGCAATGGTGCAGTATCGAGCGTGTCGACCCTCTCCATGAGCGGTGCAATCACCGCACCCACCACAACGAATACAATCAATGGCGTTATTATCAGCAATGGTGCAGTGTCGGGCGTGTCGACCCTCTCCATGAGCGGTGCAATCACCGCACCCACCACAACGAATACAATCAATGGTCTGATTATCAATGCTGGTACGTGCACAGGAGTTGATTTTGTGGCCACGTCTGACCGTCGCTTGAAGTCAAGCATCTCGACCATCTCGAATGCGTTGGAAACCGTAAAGGGGCTGCGCGGAGTCTATTTCACGCGTCTGGGGGAAACAAAGCGTAGCGTAGGCGTCATTGCCCAGGAAGTGGAAGAGGTGTTGCCTGAAGTCGTGCATGGCGACGATATGAAAAGCGTGTCCTATGGTAACATCGTAGGGCTTCTTATTGAAGCCGTGAAGGAACTGTCTGAAAAAATGGAGAGGTGAAGTAAATGTCGGTTCCGGCTTCCGGCAACATTACGTTGACAGGTATCAACAGCGTTTTTGGCAAGGCCGTTGGGTTCAGTCTCGCTTCGTATGCCGGTACGATCGCATATGATGTAACAACCGGGGCAGCAGGGAGTACCCTTGCGGTGCCTATTACTATGCGGTCATCGTTCCTTAACAAAACGCCACTGGGTAAAGTTGGAAAGCCGACGATAACTGTAACAGAGAATGCGACCGTTGCTGGTGGAACACTAACCAATTGCGTGACAATATCCTGGTCTGCGCCGGCAGGTGCGACACCAACTGGATATACTGTGGAGGTGTCCACGGATGGCTCGACATTTGCTACTTTGTCTAACACCGCATCTACGAGCGTAACACACACTCCAACATCCAACCAGTCGTATTGGTACAGGGTCCGAGCAACTACCGCGACAGCTAATGGTGCGTGGTCTTCAAACAGCGGCGCAGCTGTGTTTCCATATTCAACGAGCCCTATTGTCTTTTATCCACCTGTCTTGGCAACGTTTACAATGATTGGTGCTGCAGGTGGCAAGGGACTTTCTACGAGTTATCCAGTAGCACAGACGTATGGTACGAGAGTCACCGGACTGGCATTTAACGATGCATATCAAACGCGTATAGCTTTTGGTGGTGCTGGCGGAAATGGAACTGCCGGTGCAGCATTCCCATCATTTACTCTTGGAAATACATGGTCCGGCGGTGCAGGAGGAACTGGTTGGAACGCAAATGCGGGTGGCGGAGGAGGAGCGTCTATAATTGTTACGAGTGGCTCTGGATTTTTGATAGTCGGAGGCGCAGGTGGTGGAGGTGATTCTGGAAAGCCGTATGGTAAACCAGGAGGACAAGCCGGAAATGCGTGGCTCAGCTGGTCTGGTTATTTTTTTACACAAGCAGCAGGATCAGATGGTGGATGGACGACGACTGCGGGGGCGCCGGCGCGAGGAGGTTCTACATCCGGAGGAGGCGCAGGTGGGCAGGGCGCGAACCGGAATGCGCCGGCTGGAGGAAACGGTACTGGTTACACATTAGGTGCAGGCGGAAACGGCACAAGTGATAACGCGACCGCTGGAGGCGGTGGTGGTGGTGGATGGAACGGTGGTGGTGGTGGCGCATGCGCAGAGAACCAGCCCGGGTGGGGCGGTCAATATCAGTCCGGCGGCGGCGGCGGCGGAATGTCACTGATGTCCCAAACAGGTATATTTAACGTTGTAACACCAAATCCAGCAATATCTACTATTGTATCGTATCCATCCTCAGGATGGGCGTTCTCAACATGGTAAACACTTAAACACCCTTCTCCAACAACAAGTATGCCCCCGCGTAAGCAAGTTCAAGATGCCCCCGTAGTGTTTTCGTTACGCCTCCCCGTGGAGGAGAACACGCCCGCCCCGCAGGAACAGGGCTCCACATCCTATTCAGACATTCTCTCCGCTGTCGAGACATCGCGGGTCGGAGAGAGGTTCAACACTGAGACCATGAAGGACATTCTGACGCGGACCAGGTCACCGAAGTACAATTCGGCCGCCTGCTTCTGGTGCTGCTCCGGATTCAACTGGAAGGCCTGCGTGCTTCCGATTAGTTACGACGCCTATGAGAACATGTATGCGTGCGAGGGACATTTCTGCTCGCCCGAGTGTGGGTTGGCATACCTCTATGCAGAGCCGCATCTGTCGGATACGGTTCGCTGGACACGTCACTGTCTGCTGGCCGATTTGTATCGCAGTCTGTATACCAAGAAGGAGCTAACCCCCGCCCCGCCCCGGGCAACGCTTCGTCTCTTTGGTGGTCCCCTGGACGTCGAGCAGTTCCGCGAGTATCTGGCTGCGTCCGAGGACATGGTCTCGGTCGCCCTGCCTCCACTCCGTCTCCATGTGCCGACCATGAACGTCCAGGGGCCTGTGCGGGATGTCAAGCGGTATGTCACCCTTTCGCAGGACACTGTCGAGAAGGCTTCGAAGGAGCTGCGTCTGCGTCGCACCAAGCCGGTCCACCCCGTTGGGAGCACGCTGGACAAGTGTATTACACAGACCTTTGGTTAATTCAGTATGTGGTGCTGTCGCCGTTCTCCTCCTACGCCCGAGCCTGTTCACGTGCCCCGTGCATCCATTACGTGTGAGCGTGGTGTCCTCTCCGCCCAGAACCGCGGAACTCAGGTCCAGGGAGTGTATGCGTCTCGTATGGACGCAGTTGTCCAGCACGTGACCACGCTGCCCGCCATGAAGAGTTTGCTGGCGGTGACACAGCACGACTACCTTCCCAATGAGTTTGACCCGGTCCGCCTGGATCAGGATGTGTTCTTTCAGCTCAATGACCTGAAGGTGACCGACGGTCAGTTGGAGATGGTCAAGTTCACGCTGTATTGCCACGACCACGATGTGCAGCACCTCCAGACCTTCGTGGAGACGTGCAATGCGGAATATGAGCGTCGCATGGCCAACAAGCTGGGGACGCACCGCTATTACTTTGACCAGATGATTCAGACCAAGACGAAGGGTGTGCAGAATCCCCTGCCCAACTCGCACCTCGTGTACACCAAGGCACAGTTCAAGACGAACCGGACCTTTGCGAATGTCTTCTTCGAGGAGCGGAATCACGTGCGGGATCGTGTCCATTTCTTTCTGAACCGTCGCGACTGGTATGACGCAAAGGGAATTCCGTATACGCTCGGCTTCATGTTTCACGGTCCTCCGGGAGTGGGCAAGACGTCGAGTATCAAGGCCATTGCCAATGAGGGAAAGCGGCACATTGTCAATGTCCAGCTCTCCGAGATTAAGACCAAGGCTCAGCTTCAACATCTCTTCTTCAACGACGAGATTCACGTGTTCAACGGCGTGAACACCGAGAAGTATACCATTCCCGTCTCCGAGCGACTGTATGTGATTGAGGACATTGACGCCATGGGCGACACGGTGCTGCGTCGCGAGTGGAAGAAGCCGGTGGTCGTCAAGCAGCCGACCGGAGACCCGTTTATGGACCGCGAGAAGGAGGAGAAGGAGGTGATTGACCTGTCGTTCATTCTGAACCTGCTGGACGGAACCCTGGAAGCGAATGGCCGTATTCTGGCCATCACCACCAACTTCCCCGAGCGGATCGATCGGGCACTGATTCGGCCTGGACGCATCGACATGATTGTCAACTTCAAGAAGTGCAACCTTGCGGTGTTGCAGGAGATGGTGAGGTCATTTTACGATTCAGACACTGTCGTAGACGACGAGTCACTGAATTATAAGTGGTCGCCCGCAGAGGTCAACCAGATTCTGTTTCGGAACTTTGGTGATGTGAATGCGGGTATGGCGGAGCTCAAGGCATCTCCAGATGGCGATGCAGAAGATCAACAAGTAGTATGATGTAATCGAACAGTGCAATCTGATTGTCTGGACTCAGCTCAAACCACAGGTTCTTGACCTTGCGAATCACGTAGGAAATGTCCTCCTTGTCCTCGTATTCGCTGAATGGATACTTCAAGAAGTAGTCGGCGTTCTTGGCACGGACCAGCTTCTCATGGGGAAACATGTGATTCTGCACAGCAGCAATGACTCTCTTCGGATTGACCGTGCGGCCAATGCGAAGATATGACTTCAACCTAGGGAAATCGGGATCGCTTGGAAAGACCCGAATCAACTCATCTAAAAAGGCCTCCCACTGGTCGAAGAACAGCGAGAGGATCTTTGCCTTGGAGTGCATTATTGTTTATTGTTACTGACGTGAAACTCCTTTGAATTCCGCGTCGCGAGCCTGCTGAATCCGCTTGAGGCGAGCCCCCACGTCCTCGTTGCGACCATCCTTGGCTCCTTCATAACTCTGCTTTGTCGTCGGCTCCGGAGGACCCGCGGCGGCCGGCTCGCCCGTGAGGAAGGTGTAGAACAGTTGATCCGTGGTGCTGGCCTTGCCATCCCAGCTTGAGTACGCATCCGAGAACCCGCCCGCCGTGGAAAAGGACCAGGACTCGAGGTCGCCCATTGCCGCAGTGGCGGATGCACCGGCGCCAGCTGCACCAGGAGCATTCGTGGGAATCTCGCGACGAGCCGCCACTGGCTTCGAGATGTATGCGAAGATGTCCTTGCCCACGTAAATGTCGTTCGTGTCGGGAAGATACAGCGTCGGCACGCTCTTCAGAAACGCCGGCAGCTGTGCCCGGTTCACACCTTCAATCGAAATCAGGCGGCATAAGTTCTGCTTGTTCAGAGCTGTCAGCGTATCAATGATCTGCTTGCTGTGGGCACACCTCGTGCTATAAAACAATACAGGTTGCTTGCTCATTGTGAGTCTGTGTCAAAAAAACGGATACAAAAGAACGAAACAGTAAGACAAGCAATGGCGGCCCTCATCAATACTCGGTATTCCCTCAACAACAACCGTCTGACCTGCGAGCTTGTCAAGGTTCCGATTCCCTTTGTCAATGGTCTTCGACGCATTCTGCTCGCCGAGGTTCCAACGGTCGTGATTCGCGATGTGGTGATTCGCGAAAACACGTCGCAGATGATTCACGAGATGCTGAAGCACCGTGTGGAGATGCTGCCGATTGCCGTCACTGCGACGGAGGGCGATGTGATTCGCGACACGAAGTTGACCCTTCGATTCATGCCCAGCCCGGAGACACGCGAAATCACGACAGACGACTTCGTGGTGGCTGGCCCGCGGCAAGCTGTGCTCCTTCGCGATCGCGACTTGGATACGCCGTTGTATTTCCTGACCTTGAAGCCGAACGAGGCCCTTCACATCGAGTGTGGGCTAGGGTTGGCCATGACGGGGGAGTCTCAGGTGTGTGTTGCGACCTTCCGCAACCACATTGACGAACAGCGGGCAAAGCTTGACCGTGATTCCTTCATTCTGAGTCGGCCCACCGAAGATGTTCGCATCTTTGACAATCACTTGATTCAGCGGTCGTATGCCCGCGACGAGCAGGAGCGGCCGAACCACTTTGACCTCACCGTAGAGAGCATCGGTGTCCAGCCAGCCAGGGAACTGCTTCGGACAGCTGCGACGGTGCTGAAAAAGAAGATCACGGAGTTTGCCAAGCTGCCTGTCTCAAAGGACGAGAGCGGAGCGTATGTGGTGGAGACAACGACGGAGGGCCACACCGTCGGTGCCTTGGCTCAGGCCATCCTTTACGAGGCCCCTGGTCTGGTGGACTTTGTCTCGTATCGCATTGACCACCCACTGACAGCAAAGCTGATTCTCCAATTCAGGACCAAGAGCAAGCCCGAGGCGGTTCTCGAGAGGTTTCGCGTAGAGGCGGAGGCACTATGCGAAACAGTTCTTCAGAGTGTATAAGCGATGGACGAGTTCCTGACATTTGAGGCGACCGATGTAGAGCTCATCGGAGACGTCATTGACGTAGACGAGGAGGTTCAGCGAGGCGAGAAGGTGAGGTTCTATACCCTGAACGAACAGGTGAACGATGCTTTTGAACACATGATTCCAAAGGGCCGGACCACTCGGGCACAGTTGGAGAAGATTGACAAGGAGGTTGACCGCATTCGCAATCTGTACACGACATATGTGGCCCAGACACCGGACGGATTCGACGTGGTTGCCCCGAGACGCCTTCGTATTTTTCCGTGGATCTCGCCTGTGACGGACGCAAAGGGATATGCGGGGTATGATTTCGATGCCCGGTGGAAGCCCCTGTTTAGTCCCGATGCGATTCGGCAGCCAAACGGGTATGTTCGCATGCTGACGTCGCTGCCGTCTCCGTATGCGAATGATGTGGGTGTTCCGTATCCAATCGACACGCCGACGGAGTTTGTCGATCGTGAGGCTTTCGGGGCGCACCGGGTTCTTCCTACGTTCAAGATGAACAAGACCCGCCGGCACGAGGATGGACGCGTTGATGTTGTTTCAGTTCCCGTGGATGGAACCGCCGATCCCTCGCCCTTCGTCGGATATTGGCTGAGTGCACGCCCGCTTCCCATTCCCGACCCACTGCCCGAGCACCCCTTTTTGGCCTCCAATGAAGCGAGGTTTATCGAGACCACGGAGCCATTGTCCGATGTTGTTCCCGAGCTGGATGCGGTGATGATGCATGGTGTGCCCGTGACACAGGATCCGTATACGGAAGGCCGCAAGTATCTCGCGATTTATGATATCAAGTTAGAGACCGTTCCCTGGGAGCTGTGGAAGCAGAGGTTTCCCAAACGCGAATTGGTCGACGTCATGCCACCGCCAATTGAGTTGAAGCTGCCTCAGCCGGAACCCGTGCCGCCGTCCTCGAATATCATTGAGCAATATGGAAATCCATACTTCCCTGGCCTGGCCTCCCGCAAATGGCTCATGACACAAGAAGACGGAGGACACCTCGTGGTGAAAATGATCCAGTCGTTGGTCGGCGATTCCGGCACGGTTGAACTTTTACCCGTTGCCGAACTGGGAGACCTTCGCTTTCCAGACGTAGACGACGACCAGTGCGTTCTCACCGGAAAGACGTTCAACGATTTTGCTCTTCAAGGTGTGATTCGGCAGGTGGGGCCTGGGTTAAAGCGATGTATTCCGCTGGACATTGTCAAGCAGGAACGCCACCAGGTTGGATACCGCAACCGAGTCCAATGGAAAGAATCCACGTCGCGTGATCTCTTGACCGAGTACACGCGTGCCTTGAAGATGTTCCGCAAATTCAAGGACCAGAAAACCGAGGTCAAGTATGAAAAGGCTGTGTCTCGGCCGACCTCGCGGTTGCGTGAACAGGTGGTTGCCATTCTCGGAGACGACGACAGGTTTCCGGAGGACAAACTCAAGGCGATTCAGTTGCTTACACGCGACGCCCCCAAGACGCGAGTGACGGTTGATACCGAGGGCTTGTTCGTTATCTGTGACCATACACTGGCAATCCTGTCGGGTGACATGGAGAAGGACAGGTTAGCCTTTTACGACAAGTGGACGGCACGCGTGGACGGGTCGCGGGTGTGCACGGTCTGCGGTGAGGAGGTCAACAAGGATGTTCTGGTTCACCAGGAAGACTTCTCCGAGGAAGGCCGGGCTCTTCTTCATGCGGGTGCGTTGGAGGCACCGACCTTCCACGGTGAATCGACGGCAACCTACACGACGCAGCTACGTGGACTGAAGGACGTCTTGGATGCCGAGGACCCCGCCGAAGGCACCTTGTTCCTCCTTATTTCGCTCTTGCAGGTTCTGCCCGCTCAGGACCAGCTTCTTCCGGTTCTCCAAGAAACACGTGTGCTAGCGAATGGTCTCAAATCAAGAGATCGGGACGGCAAGGCACGCGGAATGGTAGGAATTGCAGCAATGGTCATTCTTCTCCAGACGCACATGCCTCGGCTTGTGGCCCGCAGGTCCTTTGGACCTACTCCAATCAAGATTGATGGATACCCTCGTGACACAGACTCTGACAAGGCACCCACTGTGATTGACAGCCTCTTTACCGTGCTTCGCAAAACATTTGAGGCCTACCCAACATCCTTCAAGGGTCCGTCGGTAACTGTCATGCGTGGAGTTCTCAGCGATGCGTCGACGATTCGCAAGGGCGTGATTGCTGTTCTCAAGCGAATGCTCCCCGCCTTCTCGGCCGTCTTGACTCGGGCCAAGGCAGAGGCCGCCGCCAGTCCGCCTCCCCCACCTCCGGTTGGTCTCATTCCCACTATGCTCCCGCCTGCGACGCTTGGCACCGTCACACGGTTTGCACAGTGCACGGGTCCTCGCTCAATTTGGATGGACCCGACGGCTCCGAAGATTCGTCAGCCCACTGTCCCGCTGGACCCGGTCAGACCTCGTCCGTCTACGGTTTCTCTTCCCAGGGTTGTGGTGTCTACAAAGGCGGTCAGTGTTCCTGACACCAAGGACATTCAGCGTCGCATTCGACTTCCGGCGGTTGCAAAGACAGAAGGCGATTCGTGGCGGACAAATTTATTGATCATCGAGCGTCTGAAAAATGCATTCGGGCTTGAAGTGGATGTCACCATCGACACGACGCAGAAACCAAGCCTGTTACGCGATATCTCGGAAGGTCTGCTGAAAGAGACGATTGCGGCGATTATGCGATCACCCGAGATGCGACGTGCGTATGAACAGCTTCGTGAAAAGGACATTGCATTGTTCGCATTAATGGCCAGCCTCAAGGACGCACGAACGGAGACAAATACGCTTCGTGCCAAGGAGCGTCACTTGTTCACGGACCGCCTTCGTGAAATGACCGATAGCCAGCGGCAGATTACCAAAGACCTGCTCGACCGCGGAATGGCCCCGTACATCATTACAAACGAAGACCGTGACGTCTTTGCACAGCAGCTGGAGCGTGAACTTGAGCCGCTGCTGGAACCGGATGACGTTGGTGTCGGCGCACCCCGTGACGCACCTGACGACGATGACTTCAATGTAGATGAAGGTGACTATGGGGACCACACTGCACGTGGAAACCGTCAGCGTGACCGTGACATGGATCTTATGGACACCGACGGTCCAATCTAACTTACACGCCAGGGGCTCGAAAGAGTAATGCCTGCCCGCCTCCTCAAGATCCACCTCACCCGCTCCGCCGCCGCTGCCGCCGACGACGATATCATTTCGTTCCGCACTGTCTCCGAGCACCCTGACCTCATCAAGGTCACGGTGGAGTATGCCGCCACCGGGACGGTTGAGCACTCGGGGTTCTCCAACAGTTTCGTGTTTTCTCGTGGGGGTGCGTATGAGTATGCAATGACGCTGGTTGGCTCGCTCATCCGCGACGATGACCCGTTCGAGCAGCTGCAGCTCAGTTCTGCCATGTTCCCGTCGGTCATCTACCGTATTGAGCACCTCGAGGAGCCGGAGGTTCGCACGGCGATTCAGGACATTGTGTGGACGACGCTCAACACGACGATCTCCTAAAACGAACCCGTGCCTGCTAAACAAAGAACGAGCAAATGTTGACGATCCATGGATACCAAATCCCAAAAGACAGCCGCGAACTTGCACTCAAGAAGGCTCTTACTGTCAGGCCCTTCTCGTTTGTCAACCCTATGGCACAACCAAAATACGGAGTGTACTACGAGGACGGCAAGTCGTTATATTTGCCCAAGCACTTCGGACTTGACCGATACGGAGCCGTTCCAACCACACGCGATGTCGCAAAGACTCCCGAGTGGAACTGGCAGTTTACTGGGTCGCTTCGTCCAGTCCAGCTCCCCGTTGTCAACTCCTTCCTGCTTCCCGAACCCCATGATGGAATTATCTCGCTCCACACGGGAGGTGGAAAGACGGTCTGTGCATTGTACATCGCCTCTCGTCTCCGTGTCCCTACGTTGGTGGTTGTTCACAACACGTTCCTTCGCGACCAGTGGACCGAGCGTGTGAAGGCGTTCCTACCCAATGCACGAATCGGCCGAGTGCAAGCCGATGTCTGCGACGTCGAGAACAAGGACATTGTGATTGTTATGCTCCAAACGCTTTCGATGAAGGAACTAAATGTTGACGTCTTCAAACCGATTGGCTTGGTTATCGTTGACGAGTGTCACCACATTGCTTCTGAGGTGTTTGTGCAAGCGCTACCCAAAGTTACGTCAAGGCACATGCTTGGACTGTCCGCGACGCCCGATCGCAAAGACCGTCTGATGTTCGCGATTCATTGGTTCCTTGGCCCGCTGCTGTACAAGTCGGATACAGGGGATTCCGTGGACACGGCGGTGAACGTGGAGGTCTACGAGTATCAAAACGACGACCCCGAGTTCAATGAGATTGTCATGTCTTCGCAGGGCATGGTGTCGGTGCCGATTATGGTCAACAAGCTAACTGCTTGCGAAGACCGCACTCGGTGGTTGTGCCGTATTCTAGAAGACGTATCGGAGGGTGGACGCCAAATTCTGGTGCTTTCAGACCGTGTTCAGCACTGCCAAGACATCCTGGCTGGTCTACCGGAGGATCTGCGAGAAACTGCGTGTATTCTGGGAACAGCGGTCAAGGCGGATGTTCGTGCAGAGTACTGCAAGACCAAGTCCATTCTGATTGCGACGTACTCAATGTGCAAAGAAGGCTTTGACGTAGCCACGCTGAACACGCTGATGATGGCAACACCCCGCCCCGACATCGACCAGATTGTCGGACGGATTCTACGCGTGGAGAAGACGGGGCGTGTCGTTCATCCGCTGATTATTGACATTGTGGATCCCCAGTTCAGGCGGCAGTTCGGTGCCCGGAATTCGCTGTATCGCAAACGTCAATACCGCGTTACGAAGATGGCGTTGCCGTCGCGAGCTTGACCTGAGGCGGAGGGGGAAGAGGGCTGACCGCTTGATCCAGCTCATGAGCCGAATCCACGAAGATGTTAATCTTGTTCAGTCCGTTGGTCTCCTCGGGCTTCGAGATGTCCTTATACTTTTCCATTTGCCTCGAGAAGGTAGCTGTGATCGACGTCGGAATCAACGGACTCAGCTCCGCCAACCGGTCATACTGATCCTTGACATACTTCAAGAAATCACCGGGCTGCATCCGCTGATCGCGAGGCAGACGCAGTTCCACGTTAATGAAACGGTAAAGCTTCGCATAGTGAATACTAGACATGCGGTGGCCCTCGGCACGCTTCGCCCAGCCAAAGTATGTTCCAACTGTGTTCAGAATACCGATGACCAGCGACCCCACGCCTAACGCAGTGGCGGCCAGCTGCTGGTTGCCTGCGAACAAACTCGACGAACCGGCGTTCAGAAAGGCAACTGCACCCGACCCCACGATAACCGGCAGGTCAATGTACGTCTTGCGGCGAGTAAAAATGCTCTCCGCACGTTTGTGCATAATCGCCAAGCCGTTCGCCTTCTCGCCAGTCTGGGCAAAGTAATCTTCCAACGCAATTGTCCATGTAACGTTGTTGGTTCCAATGTCGGTGGCTCCGGAATCCCCCATGCTTTGTTTTAAACGCAGTAAAACTATCGGTTGTAAGAGTAATGAACTACGACCGCAACGGAGTACTGGTGACCACGAGTCAAGCAAAGCCTGCACTGCGTAAGTGCACGCGTGTGGTTACCGTGGATTCGCGTGATCGCGACCCGACCAAGTTTGTGCGCGTGGCCGGTGGTCCGACGTCATCGGATCCGAGTGATTATACGGTCTATCTCCCTCGCGTGTTCAACAATGTTACGTCTATTCGGATGAAGAACGCTGCGATTCAGGGTCTGTCCTTCTCCGACACGTACATCATGGTCGGACTGGAGGGACTGAACCGCATCGACGAGTGTGCACCGGGTGGCGATCGGTCGGGATTCGCAGATTCCGCGTTTGCTAAGCTTACATGGACATCCTCCCCGCCGGCAGCGGCAGCATCTGTGGCATCTGTTACGGGTTCGGGGTCGGCTGTTACGTATACTACATCGGCTGCCCACGGATTGTATGTCGGTCAGATGGTGACAATCACGGGAATTGGAACTGTTGCATACAATCTTGCGAACGTATTGATTGCGTCCGTCCCGAGCACGACGACATTCACAGTAACGAGCACTGCAACTGGTTCGACTGGCACGGGCGTTGTATCTTCGAACCCGACCCTGTACTTCAATGACCACGTATCGGATGAGCAGATTACGCGATACAATCCCCCGATTGGAAGCTTGGATCGTCTGCGTATCACCATCCGCCGTCATACGTCCACCGTGCCCATCACGCTCGGCGCAGCGGAGAATACATTCACGTTCGAGATTGAGTACATCGACAATGTGTTTGAAGATGTGTCTGCATTTGAGACACGGTTGCGGTGTTAAGCCCCACATCGGGACAAGCCCTGTCCCTGAGTAGCACGTTTACCCTTCGGGCAAACACGATTACCCACGCATCCCCCGTCCCAGCGTCACGAACGTATCGAACGTGAACAAGAACATCACACCCGTCAGGACATAGAGAAACATGTCCTTCGACGACGAGGTTTCATATCCAGTCTTATTCTGCTCCACAAGGCTCAGAATACGACTGATCTTATCAGGCTGCGTGCCCATGCCAGACTGGACGGCAACCGGGTTCGGCGGCGGCGGGGGAGGCGTGAAGGTTCGTGTCGCCGGGTTCGTGTCGAGGGGCAGCGAACTTTCCATCTTCTCAACCACGGACTGAACTCCCGGTGCGGCAGAAATCGGAGTAGCGGTTTTGAACGGGGATCCATGTGCGTCGGACAAGTCGGTGCACACAAGTGCCATTACTTTCACCTGGCAGAAAATTATGCCCTCGATACTACAAATGAAGCTTACTGGAACCACCGAACTCGTCGTTGTCGCCGCCCTTGTGGGTCTGATCTCGTTTATGCCCTCGCTGCTGAGCTTTCTCGTGAGCTCGCCGATCGGCAAGGCCGTTGCGTTCGGATTCGTCGCCTATCTCTGGAAGCAGCACAATGAGCTGGTGGCCCTGCTCCTGGCGGTGGCCCTGCTGAAGGCGTGCCCTGCGTATGAGCGTATGACGGATGTGGAGATGGCCGCTGCGGCGGCGGCGAAGAAGAAGGATGAGACCTCCCCGCCCCCCGGGACGCCGCCGACGGAGAGTATGTCCTCGAAGTACTGAACGACAATCTCTCCACACTAAGTAATGAAGCTTCCGGAAATTCAAATACAAACCCTATTCCTTGGCGTCTGTATGATGCTCATGAATGTGGGTTCCCGCCATATTGTGGATGAGTTCAGCACCAAGGAGGATGAGTATCGGCGGAACATCTTCCTTCGTCGCGTGGCCATCTTTGCGGTGTGCTACATGGGCACACGCGATATTGTCCATGCACTTTTGCTGACGGCCGGATTCGTGATCCTGGCCACGGGAATCTCGCGGTCGCGACCGAATGAAGGATTCGAGGTGAAGAAGCCCGTCTCGGAGTCGATGTGCACGAAGGACCCCCCGCTCTTCGAAAACGGAAGTGGAAGCGGAACCGGCTCGACGTAAGCAACCATGGATCTCCACGCTCTCTTCCTTCGTCCCCGCCCTGACGGCACGAGCCTCTTCGACCTCTTCTTAACCGAGTGCCAGAAGTGGTATGATGAACCCGCACACACCTTTACCGAGATGCGGACACGCGACAACAAGAAGGTTCGTGGCGATGTGTTCGAGGAGTTCTGCGTTAAGTATCTCAAGCACGTCCGCAAGCTTACCAACGTATGGCTGTTGAAGGATGTGCCGGAGGAGCTGTTAACCAAACTGTCGTTGAAGCGGCCTGATGTTGGAATCGACATTATCGCCGAACACGAAAACAAGTACTACGCCGTGCAGTGCAAGTACAAGAAGCATGTGTCTCATAAGAAAAATGTGGTGACGTGGAAGCAGCTTTCCACCTTCTACGCTCTGGTGTTGCGGACAGGACCGTGGTCGCAGTATATCGTCATGACAAACTGCGACTATTGTCGGCATATGGGGAAGAAGACTGCGAAGGATGTGTCGATTTGTCTGCGGACGTTTCAGAACATCACTCAGGAGCAGTGGGTACAGTTATGCGAGCTGGAAGGGGAGACGACATCCATTCCTCCGCAAGCATCATTAACGTCAGAGCAGCTTCGTGCCGCTCGTCTCGCTCATTTCTCACCTCAATCCGCTGCTGGAGGTAGCGAACCCTCTCTCTGAGTCCACGCAACTCTGCGTTGTTTCCGTGCTGGGAATACATCCATCCCGGACCGATTTTCAGAGCCTTTTCAAGGGCTGCGAGAGACGTCTCGGCCTTGACAAGTTGAGCTTCAAGAGTTGGCATTTTTACCTTGTGTTGGTTGTGGGGACTGCAGTTCGTTTTCAGCGCCTCCGAGTGGAACGGGTTCCGCGGCGATGGCGGCGGGTCCGGCGACCACCGTGACCCTTCATCTGCTTCTTCAGCCCGGCTTCAGCCTCCTCTAGCTTTTTCTTGGCCGTTTCCAGCTTCTTTTTTAGGCCCTTGACGACTGCAGCCACCTTCTGTTTGTCGGTATGTAAGTGCAGGAACGGCCCTTCATTCGGCGGTCCTTTGGCACCTTCGCCGTGTTTGATGTGGCGGTTAAGGTCCGTTATTGTGCCGGACCATTTCTGGATAAGGTCATGATAGTTCTTCGGCATTTATATTGAACGCAGAATTAACGGCGACGGGCAGTGAGGCCCCTTGTGGACCATGTGCTGCGGGTTCCACGACGACGGCGCCGAGTGCCGCCATGAGTGCGAGAGTTCAATTCGAGTTCGCGATACTCGGCATTTAGGGCCGCGACCTTCTTTTTGAGATTCGCTACGTAAGCCGCACGGTCGTGGGGCTTGATGCGGCGCAGTTTAGAATCACTTGTCCAGTTGGACTCTTTTTCGGTGCGTACTAGATCATCCTCGGCCTTTTTGATATTTTTTAGCATTGTCCGCGCCTTCTGTTCTAGCGTGGGCATTTACTTCCTACGCAAGGTTTTCCGGTGTCGGCGGCGGTGGCGGTGACGCTTGTGCCTACGTGTGCGACCCTTGCCAAATGAAGCTTTTGCGAGCTCATATCCAGGTCCACCGGGTAGACCCATACGGGGAGGGGCGTACTTGAGCTTTTCAAATACAGGGGATTTGGTAGCCTCCACCGCAATAGCCTGCTTCCTCGCCAAGCTTGCGGCTGGATATTTTTGTTTTAACCTCGCGACAAGGGCTGATCGCCGATTGCTTGCCTCACGAGCTATTTTACTAAACTTACCAAACTCACCCAAGAGTCTTTTATATTCGGATTTCTCGGCTGTGGGCCAGGTCGTGTGGTCCCACTTTTTTTCAGGACCAAGTTGAACCCCCATTCTGTCCTGGAGCTTACCGTGTAGTTGTATGGCTTCGGCGGCCTCGTCGTCGGCCTCGGCCTCTTCGGTTTTTAACCTAGAGTATTCTTCCCACTCTTCAGGTGACCAAACTTTAGATCCAGCGGGTCGGTAATCGCCCATTGTTTACTAAGTGACACTTACTTCCTACGCAAGGTTTTCCGGTGTCGGCGGCGGTGGCGACGGGTCTTGCGACGACGGCCACCTTTTACTCCTAATGACCTATTGATCTCGTCTGAAATCCTCGCAATATCCGTGTAACATTGTATTATACTATCATGGATGTCGTTTAATTCTTGTTCTTCTTTGTATTGACTATCTCCAACCTCCGAATCCGATGGAGGACCGCGTTCCGCTGCCGCAAGTCGTTTTGCTGTAACCTCACCCATTATCCTAGCTTCTGCTTGGATGAGTCTTGCAGCTTCTTTGTTTAAATCGGCTATTTGAGCCTGCTGCTGTTCCAGTGTAGCCATTACTCCTTTACAAGCTAATCTTCACGGACTTGCCGGTCGATCCGCGACCCTTCTTGCCGACAGACGCGGCACTGCCCGTCTGCGGTCCATTGCTGACGCTTGCCTTGATGTCCTTCAGGAGGTCATCGATGTTCGGGGGCGGGCGTATGCTTGCGGCCGGCGGGGGCGGGGGCGGTGCCTGAGCCGGTGCCTGCGGACGGCGCTGCTGCTGGACGCCGATACGCACAGGCTTGTTCTCAGCCGGCTGCTTGGGAACCAGGTTCGGGGGCGGGGCGGGAGGCTGCGACTGCTGCATGAAACTCATCAGACCAGCCAGCGGGTTGGGAGCCTGGGCGGGAGGAGGAACACTGGCCGTCGACCGCATCTGCTGGGCCTGGTTCTGCATGGCAGCTCCAGCCAGCTGACGAGCGATATCCGGGTTCTGACGCATGATGTCCTGGATGTTGGGAATAGGTGCCTTCTGGGCCATCTGGTTGGTTAAGTGAACCATGTACACCATCATACAAACGCGAAGAGGAATACGCACCAGCGGGTGCATCTTCATGTTCTCGCCGTAGAGGTCATACAGCTCCTCAAAGTCATCCTCCAAATCCACCACGTTCATCTGGGCGGCTTCCGACAGACCATCGAGCTGAAGACCAAACGCTTTCATGGCTCCAACGTTCTTGGATCCCCACTCGGCTGCCGACATGCCGGTGACGAACCACTCGGAGAACTGCTTGATGGTTGCGTCCATCGACTTCTCACGCTTGATGAACTCGAGTTCCAGCTTCATCTCCTCCATCGGCGAATCAATGGTGAACCGCTTCCGCATCGGCACGCCCATCTTGCCGAGACGCTCAAACTTTCGGAGCATATCATACTTCTCACGCATCACGTGATCGTCCGACATCCGAGCCGGAGCCGCCGGTGTCATATACGGCTCGGCGTTCAGGTTCGCCATGCCGCCCATGTGCGTCGGGCCTGTCTCCTCAATGGTTGGCACAAGACGCGGACCCTGCGGCGGCGGAGGCGGGGCTTCACCACCACCAATATCGTTAAAATCAAGCGTGGGAAGCTCGACCGACTCGAGGTTGGTCATGCCTCCCATCATTTTGGGATTCACGAGGAGGTCCGTCTCCATTTACTTCTCCTTTCGGTCTGTTTATGAAGGTTGGAACGCGGTAAATATTCGAAGGGAGGAGTAATGGCCACCTTTGCAGCGGATTACAAGAAGGCCGCGGCCAAGGCGGCTTATGAAGCCGCTGCGCCCAGTAGAGAGCAAATTAAGAAAGAAGTTAAGAGGAATGCAGAAGGGACGGCAGCGAAGGCGGTAAAGCTGGGGGATCCCGGATATCTCTCCGTTCAACTTCCCCCATCTCCGTATCAGCCGCCTACTGCATCCACGAAGGGTGGCCGCAAGACCCGTCGTCGCTTCAAGAAGCACCGGCTCATGTCCCGCAAATACTGCAAGAAGACGCCGTGTCGCCGCATGGGGTTCACGCAGAAGGCGAGCTGCCGGCCGTATAAGAATTGCTACCGGAAGTAGTTTACTGGGTATGCTCCAAGACCCACAAGCCTTGTAGGAATGAATCCGCAAGATCATCCTTCTTCGGGTGTGCTGCGAAATGTGCCTGATTCGCTTGAGGCACGAGTGCGCGAGCATGCGTTATGCCTGTCGTCTTGCGTCCTTTATAGCTTGCAGTTGAATCATCCACTGTCACAATGTTCGATAGCTTGTGAGTCGCTGAGACCCCCGAGCAGCGAAATCCTCGGCAGCAAAAATACATTTGAATCATTGCCTGCACGCCAAACATCCGCCGGTCCATCTGGTTCTCAATACACACCACGTCCGCTCCCTTCCAAGACTCCGCCCGCTGGTCGAGGCTGCGAATGATATCCGGAGCCAAGTCGAGGCACGACCCCTGAGTCGCCGACGACACACACTTCTTCCATGTGTTCTGCTTGAGGTGGTTGTACACCAGCTTCACCAGGTCGGCCTTCTTCTCGGCATCCGACGTCAGTCCCAGCTCCGCCATTTGCTCATGCAGCTGATTCGCAGTCTTTTTGTTCAACTCCACTTTGGTGACCTTCTTCTGCTTCTTCGGAACATGGCGTGCACACGCGAATGTTCCGTTGGAGGCATGTTCGTATCGTGCTGCCGTCTTGCACTTGTGACAGTGAATCGCTCCGACTCCGGCCGACTCCCCCAGCACGTCGATGATGTTCCAGTCTACAATGCGAACATCCGCACGGGTGGTTCCTTCAAGCACACAATAGGCGAGGTTACGTAGACCGACATCGAACGAGACGACCTTCATTGTTTGTTTGTCCTGATAAGTTGTAAATGCCCTGCGACTGCACTTCGAACGTTCCCGTTCAGCCGTTCAGGTTAAGTTGGATACGACGACCTACGCAGTTGCTTTCAGCAGCGACACCAGCACCGTCTTCGAATCCGCCTTCCCAAACGGGATTCCCCGCTTCGTCAGCAGCTCCTGCAGCTCCTTCTTTGTCTTAGACTCGAGCGTGTCGATGTCCAGCGGACCCGGGGGGCCATCGACCACCTCGGGAGCCGCGACCTTCTCGGACTGCGTATCGTCCTCGACTGACACACGGTCGTCCTCCTCTGGCTCCGGAGCCGGCGGTGGTGGGGGCGGGGGCGGTCCAGCCTGTTGCTGAGCCATCTCGGTAAAGGCGACGACAATGCTATTCATATTCGTGAAGATCTTGGTCTGCTGCCAGTACAGCCACGCGACGGCACCCGCCAGAGCAAAGACAAGCGTGCCGAGGAGAGCAACCGCACCGACCATGGGATCGAACGAGAGTGTAGGAACATCCATTTGTGAAGATACACGACTGGATTACTGAAAGTGAAACGAGCCGATGGAAAGAATAGCAGACATTAACAAATGTCTCGTATTCTCTACGTTCTGTTGGCACTTCTTGCGTTTGCGTTAGTTGCGTCCATGTCGGCGGCGGCTGCGAAGCCAGTCAAGCTTCCGCCCACAAATCCGTCGTCGTCGGGTGACAATAAGTTCGTGACGCCGGCAGGGAATACTCTCCTGTATTAGTAAATGAGCAATCTCGGTAAGGATAGTGCTCTAGTTCATCCCCTCCCTGAATGGAAACCCCTCACAGACAAACAGAAACTCAGGTGGAGAAGGTGGGCGATTGACAAAATCAAAATAGAACAGCCTGAAAAGGTGACGGGAACCGGAGAGAACGCGTCCATCGACGATGCCCTAGTCGATAGGGTCGCAAAAGAACTATTTGAGAAGAGTCTACCGAAAGGTGGTCGTCGTCGCAAGACTCGCCGTCGTCGTCACCGTCGCCGCACCTCCCGTCGCTAAATCTTCCGCCCACTAGACAATGAGGACCGCGTTCAAATATGCTGGCATGTTCCTAGTGCTGTGCGTGGTGCTTGTGTTCTTTTCCCGTGAGCGGTATGAATCGTCCGTGCCTCCGCAGCGGCCTGTACGTCTCGAGACGCCGTATAGCCATGTGCTGTATACGTCCGACTAGAACTCCTCGTCGAACCGCACCGCGTCATTCCCCATCGGGCGTGAATAATCCGAGACCTTCTTCTCGAAGAAGTTGGTCTTGCCCTCCAAGCTAATCAAATCCATGAAATCAAACGGATTCGCAGTGCCGTACACCTTGGGAATTCCCAGCTGTAACGCAAGACGATCGGCGACAAACTCGATATACTGCGACATCATCTTCGAGTTCATGCCAATCAGCGAACACGGCAGAGCGTTGCAGATGAACTCCTGCTCCAGCTCCACCGCCTCCTTGATAATCTGACGAATCGTCCACTCCGACGGCTTGGAGGGCAGCGTGTGGAACAGGGCAACTGCAAACTGAGTGTGCAGACCCTCGTCCCGGGAAATCAGCTCATTGGAGAACGTCAGGCCCGGCATGAGGCCACGCTTCTTCAACCAGTAGATGGAGCAGAACGCACCCGAGAAGAATATGCCCTCCACACAGGCAAATCCAACCAGGCGAATCGCAAACTCCTCCTGCGACCCAATCCACTTTGTCGCCCAGTCCGCCTTCTTGCCGATGCACGCAATGGTATTGATGCCATCAAACAACTTGGCCTTCTCCTTCTCGTCCTTGACATACGTGTCGATCAACAGCGAATATGTCTCCGAGTGAATCCCCTCCATGGCGTTCTGAAACGAGTAGAAGAGCTTGACCACTTGTGAGTCCACCTCCCGCTGGAATCGAGACGCCAGGTTCTCCTGGACGAGTCCATCCGATCCGGCGAAGAAGGCCAGGACATACTTGATAAAATGCTGCTCGTCGGCGGTCAGCTTCTCCCAGTCGGCAATGTCCTTGCTAAAATCAATCTCCTCCGGCGTCCAGAAGACCGCGACGCTCTGCTTGTACATGCGAAACAGCTGCTGTTCGGATGCCTTGATCGGGAAGAGTGCCATTGCTATACTACACGAAAAGTGCCTAAACGAGAAAGTATGTGGATATCACAATGAGTAGCACGACGAACATTCAGTCGTATTTGCCTTATGTGTTCCGGCCTGTGTACACATGGACGGGCACGAACTTCACGACGACCTTTAATCTGTCCAATATTGATACGCTCTCCGTGCGGTCAGCGAAGTTCGGTGTCATTTATGCTGGCGACATCAGCAACAATGTGTTCATCGGTAGCAACACGGGCAACTCGCCGGCAGATGTGGGAAACTGTAACGCATCGAGCAACACTGCGATTGGAATCGCAGCAGCAGCGGCGATTTCTGGTACCTCGAATTCTGAGTTTGTCGGCTTCCAGTCGGGAAGTGCTGGAAAGAACATTCTCGACTCGATTGTCATCGGCGTGTCTGCCGCTCTGTCGAATTCCAACGTGTCCAACAGTATCCTGATTGGCACATCAAACTCCGCTGGTCTTTCGAACATCAACAACACGATCTGCATAGGCGGAAACGCAGGCGGACGAGGCACCTCAAACATCTACATCGGATCGTCGAACGGTGTGGGCATGACGGGGTCGTCCAACGTGCTCATTGGGAATGGCGTGAATCTGTCGACTATTCCTGGATACACACTTGTGAATGGAACGCCTAGTCCCAGTTTTGCGAATGCGAGTAACCTCTTCATGGTTGGATCATCTAACAAGGTCCTCATTGCCGGAAACTTCGCGAATGGAGTTGTCTCCATTGGAAGCACAAACACAACCGGGGCGTCGCTCAACGGAAACCCGAATCTCACGAACCTCACATTAGACGTCTCCAAATGTATGCGTGTTCAAAATGGCTTGTCGATTGGATGTGACCCGGGTCAGGAAGGATATACATTTGATTCGGTCGGAAGTTTTAGGGTTCAAGATGGATATGGTCAAATCAATTTGTCCAATTATTTCGGTCTTGACGGTGCCGCCGCCTCGAACTCCGTTGTCAATATCAATTCGGTGAACGGTGGCACCATGACGCTCAATGTAGCTGGCACGACGCGTGCATCGAATGCGTTTATTTCAAACCAGGTGTCTGCTGGAATTGGATATTATTCCGTCCAGAGTGGTGCGGCTGGTGTGGTGATCGACGCCGCATCTACCCTAACGATTCCATTGAAAAACAATGGTCTTGCGGTTGTGTCTGTGTACGACAGCACATCGCCGCCCGTCTGTTATACATGTACCTATATGATCAACTCACCTGTGGCCCCAGTGAAGCTCAGTGAGGCGTCGAACTTATCGCTAAGTGCCAAATACTCCGTAACCCTACCCTCTACCAACATCATCCTTTCGAACCTCTCAGGTGCCTCCGCCACGTTCCGTTACAACGTGACCTTCTTCCCTATCGGATGAGCTTCTCGGTCATCTTGCGAATGGATACAGTTGACACACCCGATGCCGCCGACACCTCCGTCAGCCGTCCGCCCAACACATGGGAGATCACGCCGGCCACGATGGTCTTGGGTGTATGCTCCATCTCGGGCAACTTGTTCAGGAGCAGCAGAATGGCGTCACGCTCTGGGTCGCTCACACCCAGGTCTGCACAGATACGCTCGGCGATTCCCAGCTGTGTGTTCAGAACCGACGACACCTCGCCGTCGAATCGGCTCAGACCCTTGCACATTGCTCGAATGGAGATGTGAAAGATACCGGCCACCTCTTCGTGTGTCCTGGTGGCATTGTGCTGACGACACGCCGTAAACACCGCACCGGCCATGAGAGCACGGCGAGTTTCTCCGCGAGACTTGCGGGCATCCTCCACCTGCTTGAACAGGGCACATGCATCGTGGATGATGGCCTTGGGCAACCCAATGCGAGAACACGACGCCTGAATCGCATCAAAGATACCCATCCACGAACGCTCACCGTGGCTCGAGAACGACCACGATGACAACTTCGCAATGGTCTTCGCCTCCTCGGATTGTCCGGGGATGCGACGACGCATCATCATTGAGCCATAGGAGGAGTCTGGAAGCAACTCGTTCGTAACCCCGCCGGTGCGGGAGGGGTCGTCTTCGGTGTTGGAGTAGATTCGCCATTCTGCACCTTCGTCAACGATGCTCCCCAGAATCGTTCCACAAGTTGTGCAAACACGCTCACCATCGCAACACGTAGTGTCGACATGGTCGCAGTTCATGCTGGTGAAGTGGTATCTGAAGATGACTTTTCGTTTTCTTGAATCGTCCACAAATTCAGAGTGATGGCAATGGCCGCAAGAACGTGAATCAGTGCATGCGACGTCATCTGGCGTGACCGCGATTCGCCAAAGCAGAAGGTCCTGTCCGTATACCCCCAGTGATAGGCAATGACTCCATACGTGCAAATCAGAATTGCCAACACAATTCCGTCAATGCCGGCCCGCATGGAGTTCATGAGTTCCAGAACAATCACCGCCAACATGGCGAGAAAGTCAACTGGACGAAACCATTCTTCGTGAATTGTGTGCCAAATAGTTGACGTTACCGCGAGAATGGAGAGTGCCACCGCACTCACGGTCTGACCGCCCGTCCATGCAACGTACGCCGGCACCAAGAATGCGAACCCAGAGGCGACAAGCTCCGGCTCCTTCATTATATATTACACAACAAGTGCTACGACCGCCATTCCATTCACTGCATGACACCACACAGAACTCCACACACGCTTGTAGTACACGGACGATACAAACAGTGACACTGCAAGAAGTGCAGTTATGAACGGTGCCAGCCCACCCTTCAATGTGGCAGACGTATAGAAGAGAGTGAAGAAATACCATATCACCACAACAGATGTGCCGATGGACACTTTCATGATGCCGCCGTCGTCGAAGTTCCAATCAAGATGACCGCATTCACCCGCCTTGATACATTCGCCTCGTAACGGTAACTGTGAACACAAAAGAAGAATCGGAATAGAGGTCGCGACGATAAGTGGATACAGCGAGCCATTGCCTGCCTTCATCGTATACAGAATGATCGAAATCAGTGGAGGTTGGAGGAGCAGGTAATATGGGAGAATCGCTGTCACAGCCTTGTTCACGGCATTGCACTCCTGGTTCGTCCAAATAAAGTACTCAAGAAGCTGCATGAACACCACTACAGTCAGGATCAGGGCAAATGCCCGGTCAATTCTACGGTCGCGAACCCATAAGAAGATGCAGATGAGCTGAACGAACAAAAACGTTCCCAGAGACACCTCGGCCGAGTAGCACATTGTATTACTGCTGGAACATACTCCCCAACGCGACGGCATCATAAACGAGTGGGCGGTAGTTCGTCAGCAAACTCGGGCGGCCGCGGTTCATCTGCTGCTTGGCCCACATAATCAGCAGGTAATCATTGTTGACCGGCCACACACTGAATCCGGATTGAGTCAAGGTTTCCAGCAGATAGTCGCGGGCTTCCGCCAGTTTGAATAACGGATATCCAAACACGAACTTGGGAATCTCAAACACGAGATACGGTGCATCCGACGCGTGGATGGCCTGCTTCTTGATTTGGGCGTAGATTTGGGCTAGCACTGGACGCATGGCCGACATGCGGCGTTCGCGTTGGTTCTCCTGTTCTTGGATGACGTCACGGGCTTTCAGCATCCTTGCTTCTGACTACTAGAATGTTCCGCTCGATTGCACTCGGAGGTGGAGGTATTCGCGGGTTCTTAATTTTGGGAGGATTAAAGGCAGTGGAAGAACGCCAAGGAAATCTGAACTTCCCCGACGGTATCTACGGCTGCTCGGTGGGGGCGGTGATTGCCACCGGTGTGGCCTTTGGGTTAACATATCAACAGGCAGAGGAGGTGTGTATCAAGTATGTGAATACGTCCGGGTTTCTACCGTCCTTTCGCTATGCAACGATCCTCGCCTTCATGCAGAAGAAGGGACTGTTCACACAGGATCTGATGGAGGAGCTGTTTCTGAAGATCTTTGATTCGATGGGTATCGACCTCCGCGGTAAGATGATCTCAGACACACCGCAGAAGCTGTTTTTGCTGGCATCGAACATTACCACTCAGCGACCGACGTTGCTGACCGGCAATATCCCATTGTTGGCTGCGATGAAGGCGTCCTGCTGCTTGCCCTTCATCTTTCATCCGCAGGTCATTCACAATCAACTCTATATCGATGGCGGTGTCTATGCGGAGAACATGTACGACGCGGTTCCGAAGGGAACGTTGGTCTTGGATATCGCTCACATCAAACAGTCAATTTTTCCGTCAACGTTGGAAGCCATCTCGGTGTTTGATATGGTTCGAACCTTGTGGGCAGGACTGCGTTCAGTCCGTGTCCATGCGGATGCAGTGAATCTGAATATCGATGGAATCTACTTATTGGACGAGCTGAAGGAGGAGGACAAGCGACGTATGATAGATGCTGGATATTTACAGACGATGCGGTTCCTTTCCAAGCGTATTCCGAAGGAACTCCATAACGTTGTCGTGAGTAACGGACTGATCGAAGTCGTGGATACCGTCTGACGTTTCGAGCTTGATTGTCGGGTAGCCAGCCACCTCGTAGAGCGACGCGGTCTTCGGGTCCTTCTCCGCATCTACGCTCACGGCTTCAACGGTGGTCTTTCCGAACACCGGAGATGTCCGCAGGTCGGATTCAATCTTCTCCCACTCGGGCATAGCCTTCTTCGAGTGTCCACACCAAGTTGTGTAGAAAAAGTATAACCGTGCGGTGTTGCCCTTCACTTCGCGTTTCGGCTGCGTCTTCCAGAACCGATACACTAGTGCGAAGAAGAGGACAAGGAAAGCGACCTGGACCCACATTGTTGAAAGAAGCGAGAAATTCTACGTTGTTTTTCATACCAGATGCGATACGCCTCTTCAGGAGAGACGTCTTCTTTCATCTGAATCCACGCTACATCGGTGGTCTGCCGTTCGGGTTCAAACGGCCTCGGACGGATCTCCATCCAGCGGCTGTGAAAACGAATTAAGGGGTGCATTGTGTGTAGAATGTAAGGTAAGAGTAAATGGAAGTCGTCGGTAAGGTTCTCCTCGGGGTCGCGATCAACTACAGCGTTCACTACGTGAGCATGGCTGCTCACAATTGGATGTGCATGCCTCATTCGTTCGCGGAGGTTGCCAAGGGACTGGTGGTTGCCGCGAGTCCGGTCTGCTCAACGCTCATCACAATCGGACAGGCGACGCAAAACAACTATGCAACGCTTATTACGACTGTTGCGACGACACTTGTCATCAACGCAGTTTAGACCTTCAGGCCTCCGCTCGGGAAGCCAACCAGGCCGGCACCAATACCGAAACCAGCACCCGTGCGGGCAGAGGCGCCGACACTCGGGGCGTAGATGTCCAGGATCGCAAACGTGGCCGTCGCGACGAGGGCAATCATACCCACCTCCGACGTCTTCAGCGTCTTGCCCGGCAGGACATACGCGGCGATGGCAACCGCGAGACCTTCCAGGGCATACTTCACCAGACGCATCAGCAGGTCACTCATATCGACACCAGGCGTTGTAGGCTTGGGCTTAGAATCCATTTTGTTAAGAACGTGCGACAATTTTTACGTGGTGGACGAAAACTTGTATCCTACGAGGACGATGGTTCCGAGCCACACACTCCACCACGGAATGAATCCCGAGAGGAACCGCAGGACAACCCAGAACACCAGGGCGTGAACAAGGGCTGTCAGGATATCGCCGTGAGTACTGCTG